CATAACAAGTCCATGGACAGCATTGCTAACATTGGCACTTATCGTAAGTATAAGAATTGCTGATCCTGCGTTTGTGGAAAGTATAAGACTGCGCTATTTTGACACGCTGATCACTGATCGTGCGACCACTGTAAGCGAGCAAATTCATGTGGTCAACATTGACGATCGCGCCATTGCTCAGCGTGGACAGTTTCCCTTTCCTAGAAATCAGTATGCTGACATTATTCGTCAGTTAGAAGATCGTAATGCTGGTGTGATTGTGTTTAACATATTCATGCCTGATGTGGATCGTTTTGGGCAAGACTCTGCCCTGGCTCGGCAACTCAAAGAAAGTTTAGTAGTGTTGCCACACATGGCCACCAACGAAGACACTGTGTCCAAGTACTCACCCTACAGACCCGGAGTTTCTGTAATAGGAACTGGCCTGCCAGGCATAGCATATCAAAGTATTCAACCCAACGTGAGGTCCTTAAATGAAACAGCAAGCGGCATTGGCATTGTTAACACTTTGCCTGAAATCGACGGCGTTGTACGCCGAGTCCCCCAAGTCATCACAGTTGGAGAACAAGTCTATCCCTCCATCAGTCTTGAAACGCTTAGAGTCCTTGCCGGAGATCCCAGCTTCCAGGTCCGAGTCAATGACGGAAGTGTTGAAGCAGTTAGAATTCCACAGTTTGGAAAAATTCCAACAGACAGTTACAGTAGAATATGGGTGGATTGGTCATCCCAGCCGCAAGAACATTCCTTGGCTGATTTGCCAAAGGACTTCCAAGGTGGAATTGTCATTGTCGGACTCACAGCTCGCGGGCTCAACAACCCCGTCGCAACTGCAAGAGGAGAAGTCTATCCGCACTATTTGCAAGCCAGTGTACTAGGAACCGTGGCTGGCGGCACAAATATTGTGCGTCCTGACTACGCCGACGGAGTCGAAATACTTGTTATCTTGGCAGCAGGTGTGTTATTATTGATTCTTACAAGGTGGGTTTATGTTGGTCTTGCATCGTTGGTTGGAATATGCGCTGTACTTGCGTATGGCAGTTACTTTAGTTTTGTCAATTACCTTTGGTTATTTGACGTTACCGTCCCAGTCGCGGGCATTGTCCTCGTTGGGCTACACGCCTACGGAGTTAAATTCGTCTCAGAGTTCCTCCAAAAACAAGCAATCAAAAAACAATTTGCAGGCTACTGTTCCAAGGAAGTTGTAGAGCTACTGCAAAAAGATCCAGACTTGATCAAGCGTGGTGTACGAAAAGATGTAAGTGTCATGTTCAGTGACCTGCGTGGGTTTACACCAATTGGCGAACACTACGGTGATGATGTTGCTGGACTTGGCCGGTACATGAACGGATACATGAACGGATATATGGATGCAATTAGTCAACCCATGCTGGATAACCAAGGTATGATTATCAAGTATGTGGGCGATGCCTCTATGCACATACATGGCGCTCCAATTGAAGATCCTAACCATGCTAGAACTATTGTTCGTGTTGGTTTAGAGATGTTGGATGCTGTTGATGAATACACTAAACTAATGGAAGCACAAGGCCTACCTCCTGCAGCCATGGGCTGGGGCTGTAACACAGGCATAGGCTTTATCGGGGAGATGGGCAGTACTGACAGACACAGCTATGACATATTAGGCGATATGGTTTCAACTGCCGCTCGACTTGAAGCACGTTGTAAAGCCTATGGTGTGTTGGCCATTGTTGGTGCTGAAACATACAACAGAACTCGAGATGATTTCTTCTATTTGTTGCTAGACAACTTACAACCAAAAGGTAAGACAGTAGCAGACTTGATCTACACAGTACTACGTACCAAGGGTGCAGATTATACCAAAGAACTTTCTACACACAACAAGATGCATGAGTTATACCGTCAGAAACAGTTTGACGCGGCTGTTATCTTGTGCGAAGAATTGCACGGCAAATTTGGCGGGCAAATGGACAAGTATTACAAAATGTGGATTGAACGCTGTGAGTTCATGAAGCAACAACACTTACCCAGTAACTGGAACGGTGAGTTTGTTGCCCACGAAAAGTAATTCAATTACTGCCGCCAGCACCTGCTGATTTTTTGTTGTCAACCGCAGTCTTGTCTACTTCGTCCATGGCTTCGTGAAACTTGGCATTGGCCGCTGCCTCAACTTTTTGTGTTTCCATAACACGATCTGATTCAATCATTTTACCACGTAGATGCAACACTGTGTTTACTTTTTGATTCAACCGAATCAAATCGTTGTCCAACATTCTAATGCGATCAATCAGAGCAATCAACACAGAGTTGGCATCATTGATAACCGGCTTGACTTCTTTAGTAGCCCATTCCCACACATACTTGATGATGTAGCCCATGCCCACAGCCATCACAATAGGAAATCCGTACTTGTTTACTAAATCAACTACTTCACTCATTTTTAGATCCTTCTAAAACAAATTGCACTATAGGATCTACCTGGTGCAATCTTAACTTTCCATTGACTTCGATCATCTGCCAGAACTGTCCATGTTTCCAGCCCAGTTTCTCGGTGTTTAATTCAGCGTCTGGTACAATATATCCTGGTCCCAGATCCCAATTATAATCTAGATGTAGCATTGTACTTTCCTTTTTGTCTTTTAGCCTCAGACACCATGCGGATCCATTCTTTTTTTGCAGCAAGATCATCTTTCATTCTGTCAAGTTTTGTGGCACGGTAATCACCGGTCACACCCAAGATCATGATATAACCAAGCCCAAGACCTATCAAAAGATATGCTAGGTAATCTAAATTCAATACAAAATTAACTTCGTAAAGCATCAGTCTCTCCGGGCATCGTTCTTGCCGTCGGCTCGTGCAATACGATCAGTGTCGGGCTTGAGTCCTAGTGCATTTGACACAATGGTATCAATGCGTATGACGTCGTGATTCATGGTTCTGACTCGATTGTCTAGTGCAGTAATAATGCCAGCCATGCCTTTGATTGCACTTAGCACACCTGCCAGTAACAACTTGATTGTGAGATACACAAAGTAGCCGCCAGCAAGCGCAACTGCTATCGGAAACCCTAGATCACCAATCAGTTTGAAAATATCTCCCATGTTGGCTCCTTGTTTTTATAGTAGTATTTATTGACTTTGGACAACAGTTATTGTGGTGGTGCCACCTGAGTTAATTTTCTGGTACACAGGAATGCCATCCTGTTGTAGATCCAATATTGCGCCTTGCTCACGGGGCACAGTTAGCTCAAACACATGGTTACTGTATTTGGTCAATATTAGTTGTTCTTGATCATTTACTCGCCACGTCAGGCCTGAACTGGCATCATAGCCAGGCAACATGCTCAGGGTGGTGCTCATGGCTTCTTGAGTGGCTGCCAAGGCCGCATTCACAGCATCCAGCACGTTGGGCAACAACTCATCATCTAGGGCGTTGCGATCCAGTCTATTAGATGCGTCCAACTCATTGCCTAGATCCGCTGGCTTCAAAAAGTCTCGATCTAAAAAATTAACGTCCAGGGCAGTGCGTGTGTCTCTTCGGGAGTCTTTTTGTTCGTCTGTAATTTCTCGGGGTCGGCTGATAATCAACATGTTGTTGATGTTGGCCTGATCAATGTTTAACACAACTGGTCTTGTGGGTGCAGTGTCAGTTGTGGAAACCAGTGTGGCTTGATAGGCCTGTGTCATTAGAATACTGCCAGCTTCATTGCTGACTTCAATAGCGCCCGTCACACATGTCTTGTCATCACAACTGGGCAACAGCATTATGAGACTGCGACCCAGCTCATCCACAGTCATTGAAAAGTCTGTGCCACGTACAGCAATAGAAGCTGTGGGTGTGCTGACCGCAACCTGTTGAGGTGAATTTTTAGCAATCTGTCCCGAAGCATATCTAGCCGTGCCCAGGGCCACTTTCATGGTCAACTTACCTGTACCTTGTTTGGGATCATACACAAAGTCATCAATTATCAGCTTTGACTGTTCGGTTATTTTGACTTTGGTAGCATCATCAAAAGTCAATTCAGCTCGGGATCGAGCTGTGACAATTGTATCGTTCATTTCCACTGTGGTATTTACAGCACTGGATATGCTTTTTCGAGCCCGTACTATTTCAGTAGGACCAGTTTGTTCAGTCACCTTGCCCACTCCAGCCCAGGCGTTAGTCAGACTGAATAATACTGATATTAATGTTATTGCCCGAAGCATTGACGGTTGCACTTTGAGTATTCATACCACTTTGTGTCACAGTGATTGCATTTGGAGTAGCGCCAGAACCTGACCCAGTGACATTGATTGTGGCTGAGTTGGCTCCAGATCCTGAACTACTATGCGTCACATGGTTGTAGTCACCCAACACTGTGATGTTACTGGTGTGTGCTCCACCATTGGTACCCAGGATACTTTGCACATCGTTGTTGTCCCCTGTTATGGTATGCGTGATTGCAGATCCACTACAGCTGGCACTGACACTGGTTCCGCAAGTTATGGTCTGTTGGTTGCTATCACCAATGATTGTAGACGTTACAGTGGTGCCAGCACCGTTGACCAACATGGCCAGTTGATTGCTACTGCCTGACTGTTCAATGTATACAACATTTTGACCGCCGCCAATAAAGGCCGGCGCTAGAGCACTGCCAATGGTGTTGTTGCTGCCTGCTTGTTTTAAAGTCACAGTGGCATCATCGCCCACTTGCTCTATATAAATTTCATTTGAAGCTTGAACATGGAATAACGCCATCATGCCCAGTGCAAATATTGTCCCTTTGAGAGATCTTGTAATTTTCATTTTTGTTTTGTGGGCGAGTTACTATCCTCATCCTCACTCCTTGGGCTGGTACCCTTTTTGTATGACCAAAGTTTGCGTTTGACTCCTTCTTGGATCATTTCGTACACCGCTTGTTCGATGGCTATTCGAACAGCGTATGTTGTGGGCTCATTCACAGCAGCCCCGTTCTCAAGTTCAATGCTGGTTGTGCCAACATCAACAAATTTGAGAACTCCCTGATTGTGAGCTGTGCTAAACACAGTTTTGCTCACAGCCGTATTCAGCAACACTTCCCCGGTGTTGACTGAAATAACTCGCATGGAAATAACAATCTCATCCACTCGATATTGTGTACTGGCACCAATGCCCAGTATTCTGGCACCAGTGCCACCTGACGTTATGTTGGTGTCGTAGCCAATGATGCCACCTTCAATCATGAGTCCAGCCACCAACAAGGGTTTGAGCGGCTTGGCATCTTTACCTTCGTAAACTTCACGTTGATTGCGTATAAGCTGTCGCTCCTTGATAAGATTGTCCAAGCCCACACGTTCAACCACAGTGAACCAGTTGGGAGTGTCCTGCAAGGCCTTGATCAGGAATACCTCGGCACCTTGTGTGACTGCTGTGCTAAACAGCGCCAGTTTGTCATTGGTTTTTTTCTGACCAGTTTTGTCTGTGAATCCGTACACAGCAATGGGTATTCTTGGCCCATCCAACTCAGGTAATGTAGTCAGCAAGTTCTGTCGTGGTACCAGTTTGGGAGGTTGCACATCAAACTGTGTTTGATCCAAAGTGGCACATCCACTTATCATCAGCAACAATGACAAAAACAGTACTTTCATCAAAATGCAAAACTCGCTAGTGGCACGGTGATCTCTGTGCGATTGCCATTGCTTTCCAGAATGGTCAATGTTACATCAGTAGAGGTTTTGACCCAGCTGATGTTGGTGCCTTGAAAATCCATGCTACCCGTGGTGCCGCCGCCGCTGAACAACGAGTCTGCCAACTGTTTGCTCAACTGAGCATAGATACGACTTTCTACGTTGACTAGGAATTTAGCTATGTTGGTTTGTTTGGCTGCAAGCTCAGCTTTGGCTAATCTGCTTGCTTCTTCTTCTCGTAGTTTTTGCCGGCGTGTGGCTTCCAGTTGCTCGATTGTTAGCACGTGACTACTGTAACCGACTCCTGAAAAAGCTGGCGAATTGAATTGATGTACTAGTTCAGTGGCAGAAACTCCAGCTGCAACCAGCATCAAGGCTAATGTTGTTATTGTTGTTTTCATAGAAAAGCCTCATATGGTATTTACTATGATTGGTTCATCAATAACCGACACTATTGTTGTTTAATTTTGATATAAATATTTTATAACAACAAGGAGCCAACATGGCAGAAGAAGTCAAAAGCGAATCAGAAAAGAAAAAAGAAGACTGGATGAACTCAAAATGGCGTCCAATGATGGGCTGGATGTATATGTTAGTATGTACCATGGACATGGTGGTATTTCCAGTGTTATGGAGTCTACTACAGTCGTTGAATCACGGACAAGTTACAAGTCAATGGAACCCACTGACCTTACAAGGTGCTGGACTATTCCACATTGCAATGGGTGCAGTTTTAGGTATTGCGGCATTTGGTCGCACACAAGAAAAACTAAATGGAGCAAACAATGGCGGAGCACAAACACCAGGCACACCCTCAACAGGATTTGGTACCCCAGCACCAAGCACAAGTTTTACGCCAGTACCAAGCTGGGGTACTACTCCAACAGCACCAAGCAGCTTTGGTAGCAGTTCAGGATTTGGAGCGCCAGCGTCTGCAGAAGTTGTCACAGGATTCGGGGGCAAACCCGCCCCTGTGATTCCACCATTCCCAGAAAGATAAAATCATGAAACACTTATTAATTGCATTAACCTTGGCCCTAGGTAGTCAATTTGTCATTGCTGAAGAGCCCAAGAAAGAAACCAAACGAGTCTGTGTCGATGTTAAAGACAAAGAAGGCAAGGGCGTAATTGATCCCAAAACTAAAAAAGTCAAACAGAACTGTAAAGAAGTCAAGCAACACAAGAAACTGGAAGGAGCTGAAAAAGTTCCTGAGCCCAAAAAGAAATAAGTTTTGACACAACCACAAAGGCCTTGTATAATTAAACATACAGGGCCTTTTTTATGACCGATCACTATGCAACCTTGGGTGTTGCAAAAACAGCTACACAGGATGAAATCAAACGTGCTTTCCGCCGGCTGGCCAGCCAGCATCATCCTGACAAAGGTGGGGATACAAAGAAATTTCAAGAGATACAAGCTGCTTATGACACACTAGGTGACGAAGCCAAACGTCAGGCCTACGACAATCCTGCTCCGCAGTTCCAAGGATTTGGTCCCGGAGCACAGTTTGGCAACATGCACGACATCTTTAGTCAGATGTTTGGCGGGCAATCGCCATTTGGCCAACAGCCGCGCCGTAATCATGTGCGCATGAGTCTTTGGATCACACTGTTGGATGTGGCTCGTGGTGGCCGACGTCCTGTAGCCCTGGGCACACAGGCCGGAACCAGCACAGTTGAAATTGAAATACCTCAGGGCATCAATGATGGTGATAATGTGCAGTATCCTGGCATTGCACCCGGAGGTCAGGATCTGGTGATCCAATTCAGAATACAACCACATGCTAACTTTCAACGACAAGGACTCAATCTTGCAACCACACACAAAGTATCTATATGGACTTTGATCCTAGGCGGTGAGACTGAAGTGCAAACTGTAGAGGGCAATCGCTTGGTAGTAAAGGTTGCACCACATACTCAACCTGGAACCACATTGCGACTGAGATCACAAGGCCTGGGAGATCAGTCGGGGCAAAAGGGCGATCTTATGGTGCAGATACAAACTGAAATTCCCAAGACAATTGCACCCGAAATCATCACAGCCATCCAAACTCATTCATAATATTATCAGAATGCTTGATCAAATCCGGATTAAGTACTATAATACACTATCCTTACTATAATCAACTCACATGAACAATCCTGAAATCGCCGGCATTGTGGAGCAAGCAGTTAAGATTGCCTCCAATCTCACGCACGAGTACGTGGTCACAGAACACTTGTTGTTGGCCATGGTACGACACCCCCCATTTAGAAAAACTCTCACAAGTTTTGGGGCAGATGTTGACAAGATGGAACAAGAAGTAGAACACTATCTAGTGAGTCAAACTGGACTGGTTGGTAAAATTCCAGACACACCACCTCGTAAAACCACAGCACTGGAACGCTTGTTCAATCGTGCCAACGTACAAGTCATGTTCACGGGACGTCGTGCCATGAGCACCATTGATATCTACTTGAGTATCATGAGCGAAGGCAACAGTCATGCACACTACTTCTTGCTCAAGTACGGTGTAAAAAAACAAGAGTTTGTGGAACACTGGCAAAAGCACTACAAGTCAGCGTCAGCAAGTGAAAGCTCAATGAGTCAAGATCAAGCCAATGAGATCCTTACAGAGTACTGTACCAATCTCACGCTGATGGCTCAAAACAATCGCCTTGAGCCACTAATTGGTCGTTCAGAAGAACTGCATGAAATGATCACTGTGTTGGCACGCCGTTTCAAAGCCAACGTGCTCATGGTGGGCGACCCTGGTGTGGGCAAAACTGCCATCATTGAAGGCTTAGCACAAGAGATTCATGCAGGCCGTGTGCCCGAATTTATCAAGGGCTCAGAAGTATGGAGTCTAGAAGTGGGCGACTTGCTGGCAGGAAGCAAGTACCGTGGCGAGTTTGAAGAAAAGTTCAAGGCAGTGATTGCAGCCCTGGAAGCCAAGAAGAACTGTATCTTGTTTGTGGACGAAGCACACACCATGAAGGGTGCTGGCGCAGGTTCGCAAAGCAGTTTGGACTTTGCTAACATGCTGAAACCCGCTATTACCATGGGAAGAATATTACGAGAGTTTCGAAAAGGATCGTGCGTTAATGCGCCGCTTCTACAGGTTGTCGATAGACGAACCGGATGCGAACACCACTGAACAGATTCTAATCGGACTCTCACCACGCCTGGAACAGTTTCACAATGTGATGATTGATACTGAAGCCATGACTGCCGCAGTGGAACTGGCCAATCGTTACATACACGATCGCAAGAATCCCGACAAGAGCATTGACTTGATTGATGCGGCCTGTGCTAGAGAGCGTGTGAAGGATCTAGGTAACGTGACCATTACCAAGGCCATGATCGAAGAACAACTGGCACGAGTAACAGGTGTACCTGCAGACAAACTGCAAAACGAGCGTAGCACAAAGATTGTGGAACTGGAAGGCAACATCAAGCAGAAGTTGTATGGCCAAGATTCAGCAGTGGACTCAGTATTGGAACGTGTGTACATCAACTTTGCCGGCATTGCCAATGACAAACGTCCCATGGCCAGCTTCTTGTTCCTGGGGCCCACTGGCACAGGTAAAACAGAACTGGCTAGACTGCTGAGTGACAACTTGGATATGAAACTGCTCAAGTATGACATGAGTGAATATCAAGAGCGTCACAGTGTCAGCAGTTTGATTGGCGCTCCCCCGGGCTATGTGGGCTTTGAAGATGGCAACGTGGGCGGTGGCAAACTAATCTCCGATCTCAGCAAGAATCCGTTCAGTGTGATCTTGTTTGATGAGATAGAGAAGGCTCACCCCGACGTCACCAACATCCTGCTTCAAATGCTGGACGAAGGTGTCATTACCAGTAGCAATGGTAAAAAAGCCAACTGCAAAAACTGTATCATCATCATGACATCCAACCTAGGAGCACGTGACAGTGAAGCAAATAACATTGGCTTTGGCAACTTTGAAAAGACTGGTGAGGACGACAAAGCTGTCAAGGAATTTTTCAAGCCCGAACTACGCAACCGTATCGATCAAATTGTTAAATTCACCAAGTTGGATACTTTGGCGATCAAGAAAGTCGTTGTTAAGTTTGTTGATGAACTCAAGACAAGTCTACTAACCAAAGGTATACACCTCAATTTATCCGAATCGGTTGTTGACATGCTGGCTGACCGGGGCTATGATAGCAAGATGGGTGCGCGGCCACTTGCACGTAAGATTGATGAACTGATTCGTGTACCACTGAGTAAGAAGATCTTGTTTGATCGACTGGCCGAATGTGACATCACAGCAGACTTGGCAGACGATAAAGTTGTGTTTGATGTTGTAAAACGAGTGGTACCTGTAGTAGCAGATGATGGCATTATCAGATTCCCAGATGTATAAATCTGTTTTAGTGCCACGTAGTACTTTGTACTTTCACAAGTGGCAGTATGTGATCTTGTTTCTTCTGCCTGAGGCTAGTTTCCTGCGCGAGCTCAAACATGAGCGTATCAATCAAGGTATTCGCTACAGAAACGAATGGATTGCTCGCCGTGGTGGTGCAAGACACATCACCCCCGAAGTTGAAAAAACATTGCATCATGCCTGCGATTATTTGTTGGCCCGAGCACATCCTTACAAGAAAGTAGTGTGTGGCAACGGCATATGGCTGTACACCAACAGTCCTGAAGATTTTCAAGACATAAACACCATACCTACAGGCGAGATTATGTACGTAAATCAAGCCCTGGTAAACATGAATCCAGACGCTGTAACATTGAAAAATCCACGGCATGCATTTAGAACATACTTTAAGGAACGCTGGCTTTCAAACGACGACATGTCGACCCTACGGCGCTATTTTGCCGCCAGGCCTGATATGTTTAGACAAGGCCCGGGTTTTGCCAAATTAGTAAAAGGCAGTAGAATGTGGTTGATGAGCAACTATTTTGTGGACCACAACGAACCCAATGCCGATTTCTTGATCAGCATGGCTGTGCCCGGTGTAGTCAGAAAGACCCTGCCCATTATAGCTCGTGCTAAATAATTGACCATGGCAAAAATACACGAAGAAATAGTTGTGATCAAACTATCAAAATTGGTCAAAGATTCTGACGCTGGCACCGAAATTGCCACGGACGACATTGTTGCAGCCCTGCAATCAGTTGCTGAAGAGCTGGCCGGCACTGGTGTTGTGGTAGAAGCGGAACGAGCGTAATGACAACAGAAACCATTCTTGGCACAACTGAATATGGTGTGCCTTCTGGCAACTATGACGGGTCAAGTCAAGACTGGCTGAGTGATGCTGTACAGGCCGCTGCCTACTATCGTGGGCAAGGATCGGTTCAAACAGTGTTGTTTTCAGTGTCGGGCTTTGAAGGTGTGTTGACTCTGGAAGCCACACTAGATCTGGATCCCGAAACCGCAGGTTGGTTTGACACTTTTGTATACGGCGACGGCTCTACTACTCCGCTGACAGATTATCATCCAGCTAGTATTACCGGAAACTTCACCTGGATGCGTGTGCGGGTGGAAGGATTTTCAGGCGGCACAATCAATACCATAACCATTACCTATTGACAAGTAGAAAATGACTACAGAAAATATCTCATTTGCCTGCCAGATACAACCCACAAACAACACCATAGCACTGGGACTACGTGTTGTGTTTGACCAGGTAACTATATTTGAAAATGCACATGTGACTGAAACTGTGCAACTCAACCACGAAATATCCGATGCCGACGGCGAACATGAGCTGACTTTTGAATTGTTTGGTAAACTTCCCGAGCATACCAAGATTACTGAAACTGGAGAAATTGTATCTGATGCATTGTTTGAAATTAGCAATATCACGTTGGATGGCATTGATCTAGATCAAATTGTGCAATCTGTAGCGATGTATAATCACGACTTTAATGGTTCCCAGGCGCCAATAAATGACAAGTTTTATGGCCATATGGGCTGTAATGGCACTGTGACTTTGAAATTTACCACCCCTGTTTACCTCTGGCTCCTAGAGAACATGTAACGCTAAATACTCATTATGAGTACAATCGTTATCATGCCTGGTGGATTCCACCCATTCCATGCAGGCCACGCAGCCCTTTATCAATCAGCAGTAAAAGCATTTCCTGGTGCTGAAGTGTTTGTGGCCGCAACCAACGATACTTCAAACAGACCTTTTCCCTTTGCAATCAAAGAAAAGCTGGCCAAACTAGCCGGTGTAGCACCCGGACATTTTGTACAAGTTAAATCACCATTTCGTGCAGAAGAAATTACCGCACAGTTTGACCCTGCTCGAGACAGATTGATCTTTGTGCGGTCAGAAAAAGACGCCAACAAACCACCACAAGCCGGTGGCAACAAAAAAGACGGATCACCAGCATACCTGCAACCCCTGGCAGGTCAAACAAATATTGCACCATTTAGCAAACATGCCTACATGGCCTATTTGCCCACTGTGGAGTTTGGCCCTGGTATGACAAGTGCCACAGAGATTCGCACAGCCTGGCCCACACTAAATGACAAGCGCAAAACAGCCCTGGTCATGAGTTTGTACCCAGATACGCAACGCAATCCCAAACTGGCTGCTAATGTTGTTGCAATGTTGGACACAGCCATAGGCAGTGAGCAAGGTGTAGCGGAAATGGATGCTCAAAACTTTGTGGGCGGCATGACAGCCAGCTATCAACAGCGTGAAAATCAACCCATTGACGAAGACTACATAGACGAAAAGTGGAGCCAGAAGTACAAAAGCTCAATCAACTGTGCCAACCCCCGAGGGTTTAGTCAACGTGCTCACTGCGCCGGGCGCAAAAAATGATTGTTGACGAACTGTACAGTCTTGAAGAAAGCTCTGGATACAGTCTTGAAGGCAGTTTCACTAAAGATCTTGTGTTCAGCAAACTTTGGCTCCTGCAAGAACTAGCAAAAATACAATCGCAGATCAGCACCATGTATATCTTGGGTGCATGGTATTGCAATCTTGCACTGTTTGTTGATCGTTACCAACAGGTCAAAGTTGACAAAATTATCAACGTAGAAACAGACCGTGAATTTTTAAACACAGGCAAAAGTTTGCTGGATCAAGCAGGTGCCCGCAATGTTGAGTACATGCAGGCAGATGCCAACGACATAGACTACAGACAGCTGGGCTCAAATGGTGTGGTGGTCAACACCAGCCTTACTGACATGCCGGGTCGAGACTGGTTCAAGAACATACCCACAGGCACCTTGGTGGTGCTACAAGCACGAGACCATGATCCCGGCGAACAATTCACAGGCCCCGAGGATATTGAACAAAAATTTCCATTTGATCAAGTGCTTTATTCAGGCGAGTTGGCACTGGAAGATCCCGAAACCGAGTACACAAGATTCATGATTATTGGCATCAAATAGCTAGGAAAAAATTTCCGGGCATGTTATACTCTGTAAATAATACACAACTTTTATGGAGTAAACATGGCTGACGCCCAACCCTCAACAACCGCCCCAAGCAATCCTGCACAAACAGGTCAAATGAATATTCAAGTGAACCTTGACTATTTGAAAACCACTCGAGTCCACATGTGCATGCCCTGCTATGGTGGTCAGCTTACAGAATCCACTTTCATGAGCTATATCAAGTGGGCCAACACAGCTCGCCAATTGGGCTTGGACTGGACTGTGGAAACCATGACCAACGAAAGTTTGATTAGCCGTGCTAGAAATACATTAACTGCTAAGTTTTTGCACACAAAAGAATCAACCCACTTGATGTTTATCGACGCTGACATTGGCTGGGAACCCTGGCACCTGTTGGTAATGTTGGATGCACAAAAAGACGTTATCGGTGGTTTGTATCCCATGAAAAGCCTGCCCATCAAGTGGTGTGTGAACGGCATTCCCGGACAACCTGAGCCAGGTCCCGAAGACAACTTGATTGAAGTATCAAAAACAGGCACAGGCTTTATGTTGATCAAACGTGACGTGTTTGAAAAACTTGATGCACACCCTGCTACCAAGCCCTTCAAGAACGACATTGGTCTAGACCCTGCGCTGGATCCCTACATGAAAACCTACTTTGACACTGCTGTTCGAGAAGGTCGCTACTACTCAGAAGACTGGACATTCTGTGAAAACTGGCGCGATATTGGCGGTCAAGTATGGGTGGACAAACGTGTGTTGCTACGCCACACAGGCACATATACATTTGCACACGATGCACAAGAAAAACTCATGCAAGACTTTGCAACCCTGATCAATCCTCCTACCAACACCGCAGTTCCAATGGCACCACAAGGCGGACACGATGTGCCTGCAGAAGTGTTACAAGCAGAACCCGTGGCCGAAGTGGTGGCCAGTAGTAAAAAATCTAAGAAAGTGGCCAACAGCAAATAACGGTAAATAACAGTTCATTATGAATATTCTTGAACTGGACTCTTACAATCTTGCTGACGCTGTGAAATTCCATGACCGGTTGAACCACCGGTTATGGGATCGTAGCGAACACCTGCACCCCCAAGTGCATGCCAAACTCATGGAAATTGCTCGAGATTTTCAGGAGTTTTTAGGCGTCCCAGATCTTGATATAAAAGACATCACAATCTCTGGTAGCAACGCCGCATACAACTACACCCCAAATTCAGACATTGACCTGCACGTTGAGTTGTATGTACAAAATCCCAATCAAGAACATCACTCACAAGGCATTTACAGTTTGTTACGCAATGCCTGGGTCAGTGTGCCCCGGCGCAAGAAAGCCAACATAGACGATATCAGTACTCGTAGCAAGTACGAAGACTTGGTGGCACGTATTGATGCCACCATTGCCACAGGCAATTATGAACGCCTGAGTGAATTGATGAAAAAGATTCGCGCCATGCGTCAGTCAGGACTGGAGCAACAAGGCGAGTTTGGTGCTGATAATCTTGCATTCAAAATGTTGCGCAACAACGGATATATCAAACGTCTTGTGAATGCACGTAATGCCGCAAGAGATCTAGAGCTGAGCCTGGCAGAACTGGCTCAACCTCGACCGCGAGTACAGTACGGTTTCATGAGCGAAAGTCCAGATGGTGTGAATCCTAGTACCAAAATGTTCTTGGATGAAAGTGATGTTGACAGTGTTCTACCAAAATTTTTCGACAATTGCATAGATTTTTTAGGTATTCAAAATGCTCCTGAAATGGTGTTGCATAACAACACCGACTGGAGCGAAAGCACCGGCAGCTTTGGTCAATTTGATCCAGATGCCAACGTACTACATCTGGCCACAAGTGGACGTCATGTGTTAGACATTCTGAGAACCATGGCCCATGAGCTCACTCATTGCCGACAGAATGAAAAACATCCCCTGCCTGACAATGCAGGAGAGACTGGCAGTCGTTGGGAAGATCAAGCCAATGCCATGGCTGGTCGAATCATGCGCCACTGGGCCGAAGAACATCCTGAGATGTTCAAGGATGTGTCACTAGAAGAAAGTGCAAGCGGCAAACTGGCCTTGAACACTGGCCGCAATGGCGAGCCAGGGTTGTTGATGAAGTCAGCAAATCTACGTGAAAGCCGTATGCCGCAACCGTCGCAGGGTCCGGGAAAATACCGAGACCTTAACACACCTTTGGGCCCTGAATCACCACCCACCATGCCCAAAGGCACAGTACGAGTAGATGTGAGTGACGTCTACGATTGGTACAAACTGGGTCAGCATATTTCCAACATGAAGGGCATGGGCAAGCATGACTTTGGTTCAGGCCCTCCTAGTTCAATCATCAGCTTTGGCGACGAAGAAACAGAACACAAGTTTATCAAAGATCTAGAAGCCACAGGACTAGATGTCACAGACATTGATCCCAAGGATCCCCAGCAACCTCAGGGCATGCGTAAGATCAAAACAGATCCCACCTACAATGTATCGGAAGGTGTGTTAGAAGATAATATGGCGGCAAACGATAAGTCTATAGCCGACATTAGAAGTAAACTAACATTGGTTCCTTTTTTTACCAATCCCAAAACCAACACTCCAGTTTGGGTCTATGACAACAGTGGAAGATACACTGTAGTTGTACAGTATGGAAACATGAATTTACCATTCTATTATAGTACCGGAATGGGCGGGAAAGAAACCGTTGCTGCCGATCAATGGTACCCATTTTTTGGAGTAGGAACTGGGCCAAAGGGTTGGATCAATAAAGGATCAGAGGAACAGATTAATAATTATTATGGTAGTGGCATATTAAAAAATATTAGTAAATTTTTAGACAGCACTTTTATACCTCGTAGAGATCCAAAGAATGTTTGGGGCTGGGGTATGAATCGTGGTCTAGAAGATGAATTTAAAAAAGTTGTAAATCGTAATTTCCCCGAAACACAAGATAGCAGCAGTAGACGTGAAGGATTTACTATCGACGGATTTGCTAGAAATGTTAATCCTTATCTTAAAAGCCTAGGAGGCATGCAATATGGAACATCAGATTCTTCCACTGATACTAAAACCAAGACTGATGCTGCACCCCCGCCTTCTAAACCAACACCTGCTCCAACTGTAGGAAAAGAAATTGCAGGACCGTTGACATTGCAGCATAACGGAAAAGAATTTACAACATTATCAATTTCTACTAATCTTGGTAGGAATTCTGTTAGACAACTAGGCGATGATTATAAATTTTGGCACGATGATCAATTCCAATTACAAAAAGATAACAAAGATAACACATGGACGCTGATTCCAAACAACGCCGCAACAAATAAAACAATAATCAATGGGCAAGGGGTCACGACTCCTGTTAAATTTTAGCAGAAAGCCTGCGACAAGAACTGTCATTGTTTGAAGAACAAGACCTGTTTGAAATCAACATGAGCCCCAGTAGCCTGCGTCGAGAAGCGGCTAAGACCGGTGCCATAGCCGGTATGGAATTTGAAATGATCGTGCCCAATGTGGAAGGCGGTGATGACGGTGACTTGGAACCTGACTATGAATACGACGAGCGTTGCCGTAGTATTGAAGATGCTGTGAATTTCTTCCATGACGGCGACTACAATGGCCGTAGAGAAGTCGAGCGTCTACGTGAAAAAATGCAGAATGATTTCCAGGAATGGCTGGATGACAAAATATATCGAGACTGGGAACGCGGTGGCGAAGAATACCTAGAAGAATGGGTACCTAATAACGTAGACGAATCTGAATGGAATCCCGACGACTTGGAGGGTGAGGCTCGCACTGAAGCTCTAGAGGTCTTCATCGCCAGTATGCATGCTGATCCTGGCAGCAGTGATGCTTTTGATGAGTTCCGCGAAGAAAATGAAGGCAGTTATGACGAAAGTGACTGGTTAGACGACCAAGACCTAGATCTCATGAGTGGTGTTGAAAACGCATACAGCATGAGTTGGCCACACTGGACCAGCGGCGGCGGTGGCGAAGCTGAAATTTCTGATGTGGCACAAGAATTTGAAAATGCCATAGGTCGTGACACCTGGGCCAGTAACGACTATCATTCAAGTGGTACACTGAGACCCAGTGTTGCCAACCAACGCTACATTGTAGAACCCGATGGCAGTTTAGACGGCGACAATCCCGGCGACCGTGGCCTAGAATTTGTGAGCCCACCCTTGCCTATAGATGAAATACTCAGTGATTTAAACAAAGTCAAGGCCTGGGCCCGAGAATATGGTTGCTATACCAATGATTCAACAGGCCTGCATATCAACATCTCTGTGCCCGACTACAGCAGAGAAAACTTAGACTTTGTTAAGTTGGCCTTGCTCATGGGCGATCAGTATGTGCTGGAAGCATTTGGTCGTACAGGTAACACCTATGCCAAGTCAGCCTTGGGCATTATCAAAGATGCTGTGCGTAACAAACCTGAAGATGCCGCCAGACTGCTGGACAAAATGAAAGGCAACCTAGATCAACTGGCTACCAAGGCCATACACTCAGGCTCGACCAGCAAGTATACAAGTATCAACACCAAGGATGGACACATTGAATTCCGCTCGCCTGGAGGCGACTGGCTCGATGACAACTTTGACAAGATTGAAAACACTCTACTACGTTTCACCGTGGCCATGAGTGCGGCACTGAATCCTGATGCATATCGTCAAGAATACTTGACCAAGCTGTACAAGTTGTTGAGTGAAAACAACGAAGGCGATGACACTATTAAATATTTTAGTGACTATGTGGCAGGCAAGATTCCTGCTGCCGCATTGCGTAGTTTTGTCAAACAAGCAAGACTGGAACGTAAATTGAAAAAGGGCGATACTGAAGGCAAGAAATATTGGTGGAGCGTGGGCAGACCTGGCTACGGTGCTAGTGCGGAAGTTGTAGCTTCTAACAAAGAAGAAGCCATTGCCAAAGGCAAACAAGAGTATCCAGACTGGGCCAGTGCTCAGGACATGACTGCTAAACCTCTGCGTCCATATCAAGAACCTGAAACAACTCAAGCGGCATCAGGTCCAACACTCAACGGCCGCCCAAGCAACCCCGATGGCAACTATGTGATTGTAGATATGACTGACGAAACAAAGCCAGTGTATCGTTATATGGCTGTTGGCGCCGAAGACGCTTTGCTAGTACTACGCCAATGGATTCAGGCCAATCCAGGACAAATGTTATGGAATTACAAGTTTGATCCTAACCAAACTCTTGGACAACCTGCTTCACAAAGCGGCACAGATACTAGTCAAACAGACATAGAAAATCGTTTAGGGTGGGGCAGTCAAACAGCCGATGCTAACTATGAAATTGTGTATCGTGGATCCAACCCACCGCAAAGAAGATTTGTATTCATAGCCAACACACCAGCTGAAGCCGCACGAAAATTCGATCGCTGGTTGGCTGCGCAAGGTTTACCTGCCAACACTGAAGACTACGGCTTTAGAGAAATTGCAAGGCCTGGATCCACTCTAGACCTACAACGTCAACGTGCTCAAGCAGCACAGCAAGATGACATTCCTGAAATACCCCTGGACATAGAACAGAACTTCCCACAGGCCAGTTCGGCTCCTGCAGGCAATAGTTTTAGTGGACAGTGGAAAGTCATGATCGACGGTGAAGAAGTGTGGCGTTTCCGTGGTGTGGGCAACAATCAAGCAGATGCAAACCGCATTGCCCAAACCTGGATCCTGGATCAAATTCGTCAAGGATCGTTATCACCTGTAGACGGTGCCAATGTTGAAGTGTTGCCGGTGATGATATGAGAGCACAAGAATTTACCATCGAACGCAAAAAACGCAGTAAAAAATCTCGCGGCCTTGGGGGATACTTCAACTTACCAAACGCTTGACTGGCAAAGAGCATTTAGATGATTTGGATCAAGAGGGTTTGCAACAAGTTAAACAGCATTTGGAAAAGCAACAATGAGAGCAAGAGAGTTTGTTAGAGAAGATGCTGATGGCCAACAGGTGCTAGATTATATTCATGGCACCCATCATGAACCTCTGACCAAGCAATTACAACAGGCAGTATTGAGCTATCCACGTTGGGAATTGCGATCTGTGCCTGTCAGCAGTTTACACATTCCTGATCAAGAGTATGACGATGAAGAACAAGAACCCGAAGCGGATCCGTACAATCGAGTACAGGCTATAGATCCTGATCACGCTGGCGAATACAGCGCAAACTTTGTGGATCGTCGACCCATTGTGGTAGATAGTGAAGGTTGGATTATAGATGGCAACCACAGAGCTTGGGCCGCATCAGAATTGTTGAACCGATCAACTATCCGGGCCTGGGTTCCTGCTAGTCAACTCAATGAACTAGGCAATGCACCTGCCGACTACAAACCCAATCGCAAAAGATCTCGCAGTCTGTTTCATGCCACAGTAGATGGGCAATGGGTAGATGTGTTCTTTGACCGCAGTGAATTCAATGGCACCTTGCACATTACATTTGCAGTGAATGGTGACTATGATGCACCTGAACAACCTACATCAGCTAGTAAAAGCACAGTAAAGATATTGAGCACAGTTCTTAACATTGTTAAAAAACAACTGCCAGAGTACATGGCCAAGGCTCGTCCTCCGGCTATATCGTTTACCAGTAAGCAGGACAATCGCACTAGTTTGTATCGCAAGTATTTTGTTCCTGTGATACAGAACATCCTGGGTGCAAAGTGGCAGCACGAAGAATACCCTAGTATGGGCATGACTGTGTTCCACTGGAAACCAGTTAAGAAATCAGGTGTGACAGAAGCATTTGACCAACCCTACGCCATTCAGTGGACCAAACAAAATGGTGACTGGCACGCCACAGCCGACTTGGATGACGGCAGTGAACTGATCGTGTTGTTTATGTCTCAAGGCGACAACCAGTGGATGGTAGAATTCGAGCGTGATGAAAACATGGAGATCACCGGAGAGGGTGATGCTCCTCGAGTGTTTGCCACAGTGTTGACTGCCATGCAACAATTCATTGCCAAGCGTAAGCCAGCAATGTTGAATTTCAGCGCAGAAAAAGAAGACGACCCCACAGGCAGTAGAGCTCGACTGTATGATAGAATGATTCAACGCTATATCAGCGGTACTGGTTACGATTTGACAAGAAAAGATGTGCTAGGTGGTGCAACTTATACTCTAACAAGCATCTCCATGGAAGTAGAAGGTGACGAAATCATGGTACGAGCCACTGCGGGTGGGAGAGAACTGGGACATGTGTTGTTTGTGGAAGATGGCGAATATCTAATGCCACAAGACCTGGAAGTGGAAGAACGCTTTCAAGGGCAAGGTATTGCGGCTGCCATGTATGACTATGTAAAAAGCAAGGGCTACAAGATACGCCGTAGTGGTCAGCAAACAGATGCTGGTGCTGGATTTTGGCGTAAGAACCGTGGAGAAGAAAACGTTTGGGAAAACTTTGCTGATGGACGTAACCCACAAGACAAAGGCGACAGCAAAAGATATGGCGTACCCACAAAAGCATCGGTAAGTACACTACGCAAGGTGGCCAAGCAAGGCGGCCGTAAAGGTCAATTGGCACACTGGATGGCCAACATGAAGGCCGGTAGAGCAAAGGCAAACAAAAAATGAGAAACTATATCAATCTACTGGAAGCAATCGAAAAAGGTTGTCCCACAGCAACCCACGATATAGATGTTAATTTGAAAAATCGTCAAAAGGCCATTGATGACTATCACTATGGTCCTGCCAATCCTGAACGTGCTGAAGATTATTGGAGCAAGAGTTCTAAAATATTCAAAGTCTCAGTGGCCACTGCTCGAACCATGCTGTGTGGCAACTGCGGAGCATTTGACGTGAGTGACAGCATGAGAGAATGTATAGCGAACGGTATCAAGGGAGATGAACCTAGTGTAGACGCCAACGCCAGTATCAACTTGGCGGACCTTGGCTATTGTAATTTCCTACACTTTAAATGCGCTGGCTCACGGTCATGCAAGGCCTGGATCACAGGCGGTCCTGTCACTGAAAAAGACAAAGGCAAAAAGGCTGACTAAATTTATGATACCATACGGAAACAAAACACAAGGCTCACAGTACAACCTAAAGGAATCAGTAGCACCTGGATTCCATGTGTACCAGGCCAGAGTTAAAGTCAAAAACGAGCTGTACTCAAACAGCATGGACGTGGCTATATTTGCCAAAAACTCACTTATGGCACGCCAATTGCTAATGGCACAGTACGGCCGAGATTCGGTAATTACTAACGTGGTACAAATTGCATAACTGTCAGTAATCACTGATACATAACTGCATGATAGACATTGCAACAGTGGTGTTCCGAGACGAACTACCAACACTCAAATTACAGGCCCAAAGCATAGAACGCTACTGCCGAAATATTGGCATACGCAACATCTATGTAATTGTCAACGATGACGATGATACTATACACCAAATTGACGCCGGGTGGTGGGGTGCCGCAGCCAATCATGTGTTGGTTGTGCCACGCTCGGCATTTAGCACATTGTTTGTTGAAGATGGTTGGGTCAGTCAGCAGGCACTAAAACTTCTGGCTGCCAGCATGAGCTATAATACGTGGACCATGGTGCTGGATGCCAAAACCATTTTTGTTAAAGAACTGGAACTGAAAGATCTCATTGACGAACAAGGTCGTGTGCGAGTTGGCACACTAGATATCTATCCTGTGTTCGAACCTACTAGACTCATGGTGAATCAAACCTACGACATTGACCTAAAAAAACAACTGGGTCCAGGTGGTGTGCCATTCTTTTTTCAAAATGATGTGGTGCGACTCATGATAGCCGACACTACATTCCGGGTCAAGCAGAAGTTTCCACTTTGGTTTCAGGGCAAAGGGCGTATCACAGAGTTCATGCTGTACTCAGGATACTTACAGTATAGATTTGGCGGCTTTGAAACTTTCTACAATCCCGAGTGTAGTTTTGGCGTTGTGAATGTTTGCCACACCCAAGTTGAGCAGTACGAGCGTAAACTTGAAGAAATGAAAAACAACAATCCGCTCACAGTAAGTGTTCATCGCAAGGCCTGGGCCCAACTCAATGAAGATCAAAAACAAGCGTATCAATATTTTCTAATTGATCGGCAGATTATCAACGCATGGGAATTGCCATGAAAGCATTATGTTTAGTAGCCCATCCGGATGATTGTGTGATCTTTGGTTACAGCTACATTCATCATCATCCAGAAATGCAATGGCATATATGTTACTTGACCTATACTGAATGGCAACCTCGTGGCCGTGAAGTCAAAGAGTTTTGGGCTCGGCGTGGTATTCCATGCGTATTCCTGGGCTATCAAGACGACTATCTAGACAATGAAAACAAACAAATAAGTTTTGACGAGGAACAGGCACGTAGAGAAATTGGCAACATCATCCAGTCATATGATCTAGTGCTAACACACGATGCACACGGAGATTACGGACACATTCATCATGTGTTTGTGCATGATTGTGCTCGTGACCATGCCAGGTTGGTCACGTTTGCAAGACCCGGGGAAGGCACAACAGAATATTCAATTCCCTCAGGTACGTATACACTAGACGAATTGCCACAACATGGTGCAATAGTAGCTGGCTTTCACAGCATCATACACAGTAACAGTTACAAGGAACCACAATGCACTTAATGGTAGCAGGATGTTCATTTTCAGCAGTGTCACAAAAACACCCAGGCACTGCTTGGTCAGAAGTATTGGCCAAAAAACTAGGATGGCAACTGACCAATCTAGCACGTCAAGGTTGTTCAAATGGCGGCATTCGTATTCAAATTGACGAGATACGTAGACAGCGTCCAGACTTTGCTGTTATCACTCCGACATTTTGGGATCGCATGGAAATTCCCGCCAACTCGGCACCCTATGATTGGTCACAAGCACCCAGCTCAGGAGAGAACCCTCCCTTGGAGCGGCACCTACAAAATCGCAATCTAGGCATTGGCTATGATAGAAAAGATGGCATCCGTAATGTAAACTACGGTCGGGAACCATCCAACATGATTTGTGAAACTATTTTTACACTGGCTGAAAACTTTGATCATCCTTATAGAATGGCACGTATTACCAAGCAAGCACAAACAGGTGTGCGACACTGGATTGATTCAATCTACGACAATGCCTGGAAGAAACAATGTGATGAATGGATCATGCGAGAAGGCACGATTATGATGTATCTGGATGGAATAAAATTCATTGTATGCCCAAATCTGCTGTGGCCGTTTGATCCTGACAATCAATCACAATGGAGAGCGGCATTTCCTGCGCTGATTCCTGATCACTATATCAACCTGGACCCTGCAAAGTCACCTCAGGCCATATGTGGCAATAATCCGTTTGTGGGCGAAGATCCTGGATATCATTCAAGCCCCCGAGGTCAAGTACTCATAGCAGAACACTTGTACCAAATCTGGAGCCGTTATTTTAAATAACCCAGTATCAGTTGATTCATGTTGGCTTCTATGTCAGCCTTGAATCTATACAATCGGTCGTGATTGTGATCCAGTATGGGTCGGACTTTTTGCAGTAGCGCGGCATGATTTTGTTGAGATAACCATTTGACCTGATCAAAAGCAGCAGCGTAACGTTCTACATCAATGATGTCCAAGGAGTCGTAGGTTTCGTCCAACACTGAATCAAAAGTTTCGAAGCCAAATGTTCTGAGTTTTTTCATCCAGTGTGCCTGGCCAAAATGCACAAACAATCTTCGTCCAAAAAGACATTTGCCAATCTTTTCTTCCATCAAGAATGTGGTACCGTACCCCAGCGTTTCTACCAGCACAGAATACCAGGTGCGGTTGTAAATTTCCCAGGGCACAAGCCCGCTGACAGAATTATCAAGAGTGTCTCGCACTTCCCAAGCAGGATCAAGATTTGGACTCACATAAGGCCAGGGCACAGCAAGGTCTGGAAATTGTTCTTGTACATCAGGTGGAGTGGATGTGCAGTCGCCGCCTACAAATACATCTCTATAGGTCACAATTGAACGATCAATCAGGCCAGACTGTACCATGCCCAGCATGACATAATCTCTATGTTTGCGTCTTGCGCCGCACAAGCACTCAAACAAGAATTCACGGTCCAAAGGAAAATCCTGTCGCGGCTTGGACCAGTGTAGAAAATTAAAACTCCACACGGGTTTGTAGATCACGTTTGGCAGCAGTGTTTCGCCAGCATGTAGTCCTGCCACGCTCAACAGCCAACGCTGAGCACCAGTAGTATCAATCCACGCAACTAATTCAGTTTGACTGCGAAATTCAATATCGACAAATAGTATCAAATCCCACTGATCAAGATCAATATTGGCATATTCAGCACGATAACTGAACTCTCCAGGTCTGTTGAAATACACCGGCAGTGACGCAATCTTGACAGGTTGTTGCAAAGCCGTGGCCATGTCCACCACCTGTGAATGAGCAAAGCCCCAGTGCGTGGCATCGTACCCTGGGCTGTATACCTTAGCGTTTTGTAGCCAGTCGTTCACGTATCTTGTCCATGTAGTAATCAAACTGGGGGATTACTTTTTTATCCCAGTCGTATTGCAAACTGAATCTTAGGTCAGGCACAGCATCGCACACAGCGGTATGGTAGTTGGGATCAAAGTCACCAATCTTTTCCATGCTATCGTAGTGATAACGTCGTTGAAATTCCATGGTGATGTCATTGCGACTCATGGCCCAGTTGCCAATAAACTCGTACTCTGAGAACCAGCGTATGAGTTCGCCGTTGCCCCAGGGTGGAACTGTGGGCTCAGGTGGGCATGAGTCAATCATGGCATCTAGCCATTTCTTTTTGTGTTTGTCTTCTAGAAATTTCACAAGGTCGTTGAAGTCTTTTTTCAGCACAGGCACAAACTCACTGATAAAGCAATGTGGTGTCAGTCGTTCAAAGCCCAGGGCATTCTTGATACTTTCATAGTAACCCCAACTGTGACGTTCGTTTTCCAACACCATGAAGTTGAGTCGGCCGTTTTTGAAAGGTTCATAGTCTCGGATCAACAAGCAATCGCAGTCATGCATGATCATGAGATCGTAATCCAGCATGTCTAAGAAAGCAAACTTGATGGCCTGTTGGCGCAGCCAGTATGTTCTGTAGTCCCCGTCAAACACCCAGTTGTTGACTTCGGGGTATAGTCTATAAATTTCTGAATCTGGTGCATAGTCAAAGTTTGATGTGTCCACACCGTACTGTTCAAACACTGCCCACAGTTCATCCCGGGGTACAGGGCTGGCAATACAAGTTCTATCCACACCAATAAGGTGCCGGGTAAACTCTGGTTGCAGGCTCATGATAGCATGAGGAACACGATATCGTGCCAGGTATAAAATTTTTGCTGAAGTCATAAAGTCCTTATGTTTGATTGCATGTATTCACGCATTGAAATGTTCTACCATCACGTATACTGGCCTGGCTCCAGGATTGTTCTACACGGTCAAACCAGTCTAAACAATGTTCAAGTGGATATTCAAGTGCGTTGTTTTCAGCAACCAACTGAGCAAGTTCTTGGTTGCCAGGATGATTCATGCTGTGCGGGTAGAACCCCAAGTAACAACATGGATACACAGTTCCATCTGCGGCAAGATATATTTCTTTGGCCATTTTGTGACGGCAACGCAAGTTGAGAGTGGCAGTATCTTTAGATATCTTTACAGTCTTGCTGTCATACCAAGTGATATGGCTTTGCAACATATCTTTGATGGGCGGAGGATCGCCCACAGGACCAAGCCAGTGACTAAACTCTCCAGTACGTGTGTATACTGGGCCTGAATCTCTGCCATCATAGATGTTTTCAAAATCAATAAATCCCATTTCTTTAGCCAGCCTTCGACATTCTGCTTCTTGATGCCGATTGTGATCAAAAGGTACAAAGCGCCAAATCGCCCGGCCACCTGCGGCTATAAATGCAGTGGCATTTTCAATCACACGATTCCAATCAGTGTCTTGTCTATATAAATTGTGAGTATCCGACAGGCCGTCTAGAGCAAATCCAATAGTGACATTTGGTAAAGCCAGGCGCCTCCACCAGGACTTGGATCGCATGCTGCCATTGGTGTTGATTGAAACTCCTGTGCGGTTGACCACTAGATATTCAACAATTTCTGCTGCGTCTCGCGCTAGACCAAAATCCCCAAGATTACCATTGAAATTCACATGTTCAACCTGCTCTAATACTTCTGGAGTCAATATATGTTTTATGTGTTCCAACAACAGTTCTGCATCTGGGTAGCCAGAATTAAAATCACTGCCGCGATAGTTGCGCATGCACATGGGACATCGGGCATTGCATCGTGTGGTAAGTTCCACATGCACCGATTGTATGTGTTGAAGTTTCAGCATGCTGATATTTATAGGCGTAGTTTTTGATAAATATCTTTATGCAAACTGAATTTGTTATGGCGGTGTGTGATGTATATGTCAAGTGGAAACAAGGCGATCCTCCACGTTATAGATGCTATGTGAATGACGAATTGTTCACAGAACGCTCATGGATCTGGCGCGAACAATATCTTGAAGAGTATATTCCAATTCAGGCTGGCCCAGGGCACTATACCATAAGATACGAACTGGTCGAGCCTGAACATGCTAGAATCAAAGTTCATAATCTGCGTGTGGACACCGGACCGGCTATTATTGATCGCGAAGGTCGTGTGCAAATATATACTCCGGAAAAAGCCTAATGAGAGCTCAAGAATTCATCACAGAAACCACCACAGCCGGCGGTATAGCCCCGGTAAGCATGGCCATGGGCACCGTGTCAAGATCAGGCGGATCACTGTTAAGTGGTAAATATACAACTGATCCTACGCCTAACACGCCCAAGGAATACAAAAGGAATAAACATGCTCGCGGACGCTTTAAAAACTCTCCTGGCAACTGAATACGCATTCGTAATCAAAGCCCAGCTATTTCACTGGAACGTGGAGGGTCCTGACTTTGCTCAACTACATGAATTTTTTGGCAACATCTACGAAGAAGTCTACGCTAATTCCATTGACCGCACAGCAGAGTATATCCGCACATTAGAAGATTACACACCTGGCAGTTTTGAACGTTTTCAAGAACTGTCAATTATCTCGGGACAAACTAAAATTCCACGTGCCCGACTCATGATAGAAGAATTATTGGCCAACAATGATCAGATGATAGACTTACTCAACAAAACCTTTGAAATTGCACAAAGTGAAAAACAAGAAGGCATTGCTAACTTTGTTGCTGAACGCATTGATGCACACGGCAAGCATGGCTGGATGTTGAGAAGTTTCTTGAAAGACGCTAGAGCATGAGTGATCCAATCTATGGCATTATTGAACGACTGGCATTGATTGAGGGTAAGACCACTCCTGTCAATGTCAAACACGGCTTGAACAAACAGCAACAGGGTGTGCCTCAGTTGCCTGCTTTGTTGAAACCGCGCAACATCTCCCCTACACTAACAAAGAAACCCTATCAGGCACACCCCTTAGATGGTTACATGGTAGGAGAAAATGCTCTTGCTGAAGCCATGCAAGAAGTTGAAGAAGACATGATCAGTCGTGTGAAGGGTCAATTTGCTGACTACTTGGAAAAGTTAGAAAAAGAAAATCACCTTGACAGTCGTTTGGTACGCAAAGCCAAAGCAGAACTAAACATCGACGTCGGCTGTGAGTGAATCACCTGCAAGAACATATACCCTAGAAGATGGCACATGCCTGGAGTGCTGGGGTGATGATGAATCTGGTTACGAAGTTCGTCATGGCGAGCGTCGATTACCCACACGTTTTCCCCGCATTGACCATGCTGACATGGCAGTGAAACTGTTTCAAAAGCGTAGACAGCGACAGGACCAGTCCCAAGATTATATAGAAGAGAAGTAATATGATAGTAGATCAATTATTCATGTCCAAGCCCCTCCAAGAAGGTGGCCCATACGACCTGCCAGGTATTGATTATGACCGTCCAGGTGACATACCACGCCGGCCAAAGCCATCGGGTGGTCCTATTCCAAGACGCCATCCAGATGATCCTGACTCCATGGATCCAGATCAACGTAGACTACGTGCCGACCAGGCACGTGTTAAGAAGGCACAAGACGAATACCGTGCCAAAAAGGGTAAACAAAGCAAGTTGGACGAAGCCATGCTTCTGGAAGATCCAGTGTATCGCAACTTTAAAGTTATAGGTGCCAATCGTACATTCCTGGGTCGTGGCAAAGATACCACCATGGATTTTGCAGGCGGTGTGGCTGATGCACTAAAAGGTGTCTGGAGCGGCATCCAAAGTTCTACTCCTGTTTCTTTAGTTGATGTGGCCTATGACAAAGCCACAGATGCGCTGGCTGATCTTACTGGTGGCCAAAAAGGCATTGTCATGCAGGCCATTAACAAATATCGCATGCTGGCCAAAGAATATCCTAAAACAGCTGGTCTAGCTAAGGGTGCATTGGTAGCTATCACTGGTTTAGCCACTGGCGGCGCTGGTTTGCCAGCCGTGGCTGCTTTGATCTATGGGTTGGATGCGGCCGTCAAGGGCGAGAAGTTTTCAGATATTGCACTCAAGGCCGGTGGAGCGGCTGCCACTGCCTGGGCTGCATCAAAAATTGCCAGCGCATTTGGTAGCCAACCAGCACCAAGTGATGCCAGTGCCGGCAGTCTTGACGCAGCAGATCAAGTTTATCAAGGTGCAGGCGGAGGTACTTCTGGTGCCAGCGTTCCTGTAGATGGTGGTACATACACTGTAATGCCTGGCGATCAAGGCGGGTTTATTGCTCAAGCGCAAGGAGTTCCGTTCAAAGACCTTGAAGCAATGAACCCACAAATTACAAACTGGAACAAACTACCCCCTGGTACAGAACTACAATTGCCACCAAGTGGTCCCAACACTGGATCAGTGTGGCAAGGTAGTACGCCTACTCCACAAGGTCCAGAATTGCTAGGCGGTCCTGGTGCACCTGGACCTGCGCCGGCGGACAATGTGTTTAGTCAGGCGGCGTTTGACAAAGAATTTGCGGCCATGGATGCTGACATGGGCGGCGTTGGTGGTGCGGCAGGTGCATCAACAAGTAGTCCACTGTCATTTGATCCAGCCACAAATTCAGGTACAGTAACATTACCATCTGGCGAAACTATCAAAGCATCAGTGTTCCCGCAGGGTGGTCAATTTCAACCAAGACTTCCAGTTGGTGGAGAAATGATCAAGATTCCTTACGGTGGACAAGAAGTCACAGGCTACGTTCACAACGGTGTGGCTTACTTTCCAAAATTCCCAGCCGACGCGGTCGCTGGCACAACCAGCGGCGCTGGCACACTCGGCGGTGTGACTGCACAACAAATTTACAACAGCCCTGTGTATCAACAGATCTATGCACAAGAAATTGCCAGGTACGGTGCTGAGCCCAGTGCCAGAGCAATTCAGGCGGCACAACAGATTGCTACCATGAAAGCCAAGGCCGCCATGGTGGGTGCAGTGCGAGAAGCAACAGAATTTACACGCACAGTTAAAATGCGTCAACTGCCTGTGGACAAACTGATCGATCAAAAGCTCACAACATTGACACCATTGGGTGTTTACACAGTTTTTGAAAACATTCGCAGAGTTGGAGAAGCGGCAGTAGAAGCTGATGCTCCTTGGGACTTGTCAACTAAACCAGACGATCCTCGAAACCTCAAACCTGGTGATCCAGGAACTATTACTGTGCCACGCATAAAGCCAACTGCACCTACTGCACCTGTTAACACTACACCAACAGGACCTGGTCGTGAAGAACTGCCCGATCTTTATCGCCCTGATGCACCTGACGCACCATACACCCCCGCAGATCCTGCTAAAAAGAGCTGGTTTGGCAAAGGACTTGACTACTTGGACAAGGGAGTTAAAAAAGTTGGCAGTGTCATAGGCAACCTTGGGCATCAGCTTACTACCAATGTGACCAAAGAAAAGCTCAAGATGAACTGGCACCAGGCCGGCAAGCCCAGTGATTCAGACCAACTGTCTGCTTGGTTGGTCAAGCAAGGGGTGCCAATCGGCGTTGTAAACGGCGTGTACGAAAAGATGGGACTGCCAGTCTCTGCTGAACCAACCACACCAACTGATCCTACCAAAGCTGAGCCGCAGGCCCGTACTGGTGGCGCACAACGATTGATGCCATTTAACAATATCAATCCCAAGACAGGTCAACGCTGGACCGTGGACGATCTTGAAGCTAGACGAGCTGAACGCAATGCCCAAGCCACCGCGGCAACTGATACCACAGCAACAAACACAGCACCTGCACCAACAGCTACTAACACTCCTGCTGGTAGTCCTGCAGGATTCAACGCTGGTAATGTCTTCAAGATGCCTGGCATGGAAAAGTATGCTAAATCTACTCCTGCAAAGACAGCTAACTTTGCAGGTGGTCCCACAGGGTATGGCAAAACTACTATGAGCGTCAAGCCTATGACTGGTGTCCCAGGTATGAAAACTACTCCTGCACCCGCGCCCACAGCAGCTCCTGCTGGTACCAAAGTAACCACAGGTGGCCCAACACCAGACGAACAGGCAAAACTAGCCCAACGTATTGCACAGGCCACAGCAAAACCAGTAGCAGAAATGTTGCAAATGGTTGAGACCAAAGAAGACGTTGCTCGCATCAAACAATTTGTTGATCAAACATTTACCAAGTACGGTGCTGTAAACGAATCAGCATTTGCTATTCGCAACCAGATACTTGAACATGTGACACAAGTTGGCGCACAACGTCGTAGAGAACACAGCCGGAAAGCGGCCCACTAACTCAGCCTTAGGACCGAGTGGGCGGCTTCTGCCTGGGTCAATAGATTCGCTACCTGGCGACCCAAAACGAGCATATACACCTTGACATCTCCTAAATATCTGTTATAATAACACTTTAGGAGATTTCTATGTCGGCAAAAACATTCAACGGCGATCAAAAGATCAAACTTACCCAAATCATCAACGAAGGCATGCAGGTCATGCACGAAATTGATACGCTACAAGGTGGACTCAATGACACCATCAAAGCAGTGGCCGAAGAACTTGAAGTTAAACCTGCTATTTTGAAGAAGGCCATCAAGTTGGCACACAAGGCTGAGTTTGGTAAAGAAAAACAAGACCACGAAACACTTGAAACTATTTTGGAAACTGTAGGCAAAACACTGTAATGTATTCTGTTTTTCAACACTGGGATCCGTTAAAGGTATGCGTCATAGGTACGAGCTACCCGCCGGAATTTTATTATTGGATCCAAGATCGCAACACACGCCAACGCTTTGAGCAATTGGCCGAAGAAACTGAACAAGATTATCAAGCCCTTATTAGTTTATTACAAGGCAAGTTCGGTATCCAGGTGTTGCGGCCTCAACTACCTGTGGATCTCAGCTCGTTGAAAGTACATGGACGTTGGATGCAACCTCCAGTTTGTCCCAGAGATTATTTTATCATGATCCAGGACAAGTTATGGGTGCCCACGGTACCCAACAAAATTCATGCTGATCGTGCATTTGCAAGACAAAGTGCGTTGACCCGTGAAGAATTTGATCGGCAGGATCAGGCACAACTTGATGCCAGGTTGAATTGTTATACTGACATTTTTCAGCATGTTCGTGATCAAGGTAACATAGTACAAGAAACAGATTTGGATTTTGTAAACGGTTGCTTTGTAAGTCGCATTGGTAAAAATTTGTATTTTGCCACACAGGAATACAGCGAAGATCAAGATCGCTTGTTGCAAACTGTGAACACACATTTTCCCTCCACACGCAACAAGATTGTGAATGCAGGTGGCCATGGAGATGCTACATATTGTCCAGTTACTCCTGGCTTGATTATCAGTCTACGTGACATTCCCACATACGCAGATACATTCCCTGACTGGGAAGTGGTGTATTTGCCCCCAAGCAAATACGAACACATGCGAGAGTTTCAAGCCAGCATGAGAATCAATCGTGGGCGTTGGCACATTCCTGGCTTTGAACAAGATCAAAATCTCATCAACACAGTAGAATACTATTTTGAAGACTGGGTTGGTGATGTTAGTGAAACTGTGTTTGATGTCAACATCCTTGTGATTGACCAAAAGAACATTGTTGTCAGTTCGCACAATGACCAAGTCGAACAAGCCTGCGCACGGCACGGCATTGAAGTACACGTTAGTCCGTTTAGGCATAGATACTTTTGGGACGCAGGAATTCACTGTATCACAAACGATTTGAATCGCAATGGTAAAATTAACGATTACTTTGCCAACACTGATAAGTAACAACGAGTCGCTCACGCTACGAGCATGTATCATGGCCTACCAGCCACAAGTGGAGAAAAATTGAGTTATATTGACGCACTATTTGATCGTGAACACGATCGCATTCACACAGTAGAACGCCGCAACGGCGAACGTGTGTACAGAGAATATCCAGCAAATTATATTTTCTACTATGATGATCCCAGAGGTAAATTCCAAAGTATCTATGGCACATCCGTATCAAGATTTTCTACGAGAAATAACAAGGAGTTCCGCAAGGAAGTACGTGTTCACAGCCATAAGCCGCTTTATGAAAGCGACATCAATCCAATCTTTAGATGCCTCGAGGAAAACTACAAGGATCAAGATGCGCCTGAACTTCACACAGCGTTTTTTGACATTGAGGTGGCATTTGATAAAGATCGCGGCTTCTCACCTGTATCAGACCCTTTTAACCCCATTACTGCAATTTCAGTCTACCTAGACTGGCTGGATCAACTGGTCACATTGGCTGTGCCGCCCAAGCATCTAAGTTGGGAAACTGCACAAGACTTGGTCAAGGACTTTGAAAACACCATCTTGTTTACCGACGAAGCAGAAATGATCAAGACATTCTTGGATCTAATTGATGATGCAGATGTGTTGAGTGGCTGGAACTCAGAAGGCTATGACATTCCGTATACCGTGAACAGATGTGTGCGAGTATTAAGCAAAGACGACACACGCAAATTCTGTTTGTGGGGGCAACTGCCCAAGAAGCGAGTGTTTGAACGCTTTGGTGCTGAGAACGAAACCTATGACTTGATTGGTCGTGTACATATGGACTATATGCAACTGTATCGCAAGTACACCTATGAAGAACGTCACTCATATAGCCTAGATGCCATTTGTGAATACGAACTGGGCGAACGCAAGACGCAGTTTGAAGGCACCTTGGATTCATTGTACAACCAACACTTTAAAACATTTATCGAGTACAACCGCCAAGACACCATGCTGATCGGCAAACTGGATAAGAAACTGCGCTTCTTGGATCTTGCTAACGAACTGGCACACGCCAATACTGTGTTGCTTCAGACCACCATGGGTGCTGTGGCCGTGACTGAACAGGCCATCATCAACGAAGCACATGAACGTGGCATGGTTGTGCCCAATCGCAAGCAACGTCTTACAGACGAAGACACACAGGCAGCAGGTGCTTATGTGGCCTATCCCAAGAAGGGTGTTCATGAGTGGATTGGATCAGTAGACATCAACAGCCTATATCCAAGTGCGATTCGAGCCATGAACATGGGTCCAGAAACTGTGGTTGGTCAACTGCGTCAGACCATGACTGATAGACTGATCAAAGCCAACATGGCCAAGGGACAAAGTTTTGCGGCGGCCTGGGAAGGTATCTTTGCCAGCTTGGAATACACAGCCGTGATGAATCAAGAGCGTGGCACTGAGATCACCATTGACTGGGAGAACGGCAAAGAGTCAGTACACTCAGCTGCAGAAATTTGGAACATTATCTTTGACTCTAACCAACCTTGGATCCTTACTGCCAATGGTACTATCCTTACATTTGAGAAAAAAGGTATCATTCCTGGCTTGCTAGAGCGTTGGTATTCGGAGCGTAAGGACTTGCAAGCCAAGAAGAAGGAAGCCAAAGATGCTAAAGAAATTGCATTCTGGGACAAACGACAACTGGTTAAAAAGATTAATCTCAACAGTCTCTACGGGGCTATTCTTAACCCGGGCTGTAGATTCTTTGACAAGCGTATTGGACAGTCAACAACCCTTACTGGTCGAAGTATTGCTCGACACATGGATGGTTATCTCAATGAGCTCATCACGGGTGAGTATGACCACGTTGGGAAAGCTGTCATCTATGGAGATACAGACTCTTGTTACTTCTCCGCATGGCCTGTACTTAAGAAGGAAGTTGAGGAAGGCAGGATGGCGTGGTCAAAAGAAACTTGTATTCAGTTGTATGACAGCCTTGCTGAACAAGTCAACGAAAGTTTCCCTGGCTTCATGGAACAGGCTTTCCATTGCCCCCGAGACATGGGATCATTGATCAAGTGCGGACGTGAGACTGTGGCGGATCGTGGCTTGTTTATTACCAAGAAGCGTTACGCTGTGAATGCCATTGACATCGAAGGCAAGAGACTAGATGTAGAAGGTAAGATTGGCAAAACAAAGGCCACAGGACTTGACTTAAAACGTTCAGATACCCCCAAAGTAATTCAAGACTTCTTGTTAGAAATTCTAAATAAACTACTTGCTGGTGCAGGTCGAGATGAGATTGTGGAACGTATCCGTGAATTCAAATACGAGTTCAAAGAGCGTCCAGGTTGGGAGAAAGGTTCGCCCAAACGTGTGAACAACTTGACCAAGTACCTGGCAGAGGAAACTCGATTGGGCAAAGCAAACATGCCAGGGCATGTGCGAGCTGCAATCAACTGGAACAACATGCGAAAGATGAATGGCGACAACTACTCAATGGCTATTGTTGATGGTATGAAAACTATTGTGTGTAAACTCAAGTCAAATGCACTGGGGTGGACCAGCATTGGCTATCCCACAGATGAACAACGCTTGCCCACATGGTTTACTGAGTTGCCATTTGATGACGGAGAGATGGAGGCTACTGTGGTGGATGGCAAGGTTGATAACTTGCTAGGGGTGCTGGACTGGGATCTTGCATCGGCAACCAACACAGAAAATACATTTACTAACTTATTTGACTTCGAATGAAACTACAACAAATTGTTGCTTACATAAATTTACTAGACTCATTGAGTATGGATTCTGAGTGTCGCGAAGCTGTGCGAGTATTGGACAGTATTCTACATGTGGTTACACATCATGAATTACAGTTTAAGAAACTGAGTCAAACACTTGACCAAGATTTTGTCAATATCAAAAACGGAGTCGAGGCATTTGCTTCAACTCTAGATCAACTGCGACAGCGATTGCTGGATGAAGTTGCCAGTCAGGAACCAGAATATTTTAGGGAAAGCCTAAGGTTGTTCAATCATGACATGCCGCATGAAACCAACTTGTATATTCTCAATCGTAGACTAGCAATTGATGGAGAAAGCAATATATTATTGCGCAGTCATTTAAGAAATCTTAGCGATTGGCGGGTACCTGGCATGATTTTAAGGCCAGGTCGTGAAAATTTTATTGAAGACATGGTGCCACTTGATCCTTTGTACCTAGTGGATCATCATGAAGAATTGTTTGAACCTAGTATTGCAAATTTTACTCCCGAGTATCAACGAAGATTGAGACAGTATGTAATCAGCGATCGAGCCAATCAGGCATACTTTACCAAGTTACCACAAGGTCAGTTTGGGTTGATATTTGCTTACAATTTTTTCAACTTCAAACCAATTGAAATCATACGTCAGTACATAACTGAATTGTTTGGCGTCATGCGCCCGGGTGGTACTTTGATCATGACCTACAACAACTGTGATCGAGCACAAGGAGTTGGCCTAGTAGAACGTGGGTTCATGTGCTACACTCCCAAAAAACTCATTGTGGCACATGCAGAGTCTGTAGGCTTTGAGTGCGATTTTGAACACGACGGTGCCGGCGATGTCAGTTGGCTGGAGTTCCGCAAGCCTGGAGAGATCACATCCTTGCGAGGCGGGCAGACTCTAGCCAAAATTGTTGCAAATTCACAATAAACCCTGTATACTTTAAACTTAGGAGAAACTTATGAGAGATTACTTGTTAGACTTGGTAGAACACACTTACGACCTTGGTTGTATTGATTTAGTTAAAATTGTTGGTGACACCAGCAAGAGCGAAATCGTTGGCTTGGCAGAAGATTTGAGCGTGGTCATTCGCGGCAACTTCCACAATCCTGTGGCAGACTTTGTGGGCACATTTGGTATGCCTAATTTGGGCAAACTAAAGACCTTGCTGAATTTGCAAGAGTACAAAGAAGATGCCAAGCTCACTATTACAAAACGTGCTGACGGTGAGCCAGATGGCATTACATTTGAAAACAAAATTGGCGACTTCAAGAACAACTATCGTTTCATGGCTTCAGGCATTGTGAACGAAAAGTTGAAGACAGCCAAGATTCGTCCTGTGACCTGGCACATTGAATTTGAACCAACCAATGCCGCAATTCAGCGACTGAAGTGGCAAATGAGTGCCAACGCAGAAGAAGCCAACTTCCAGGCCAAAACTGATGGCGGTGATCTCAAGTTCTTCTTTGGTGATCACTCAACCCACTCAGGTAACTTTGTGTTCCATCCAGGTGTGAGTGGTCAATTGAAACGTGCATGGTCTTGGCCTGCCAAACAGTTTGTGAGCATCATGGACTTGACTGGTGACAAGAAAGTGCGCATCTCGGACGATGGTGCCGCAGAGATCACTGTGGATTCTGGATTAGCAGTATATCAATATCTATTGCCAGCACAAAGCAAGTAATGACTGAGCCAGTTCAAGACAATCTAACTGCCAAGCAAAACGACTACGCTGTATTCCTTCCGGCCATCAGCGGATTCTATGCTACTTTTATAGGCAAGCAAAGAAATGAACCATATGTGGATCCGGCTCGACTTCCTCAGGGTCTTACTGATATGGAGCAACTTAATTGGCTCAACTCCAACAAAGCTCTTTTCCCGTACAAGTGGTCACTCTACTCAGGAGGCCATGCTAACCTCGATCTCTCAAAGCAGGATTGGTCAGAGGATATGGTACGAAACCGGGAGCCTGGGACTTTTATATTGGGAGACTCGGGCGGCTTTCAGATTGCTAAGGGACTTTGGGAAGGAGATTGGAAGGCCAACTCTGGTTGTCCTAAGGCCCAAAAAAAGCGAGAACTCATTCTAAACTGGTTGGACAATGTGGCAGACTACGGTATGATCTTGGATATTCCAACTTGGGTTATTCACGACAAGAAAGCCAGCGCCGCATGTCAGATCACCACACTACAAGAAGCAGTAGACGCTACCAAGTTCAACAACGAGTACTTCATGAAACACCGCAAAGGTGTAGAGAATGGTGGTGCCAAGTTCTTGAACGTGTTGCAAGGCGACAACCATACGTCAGCAGACCAATGGTATGAAACCATGAAGGAATACTGCGATCCTGTCAAATATCCAGATACGCACTTCAATGGTTGGTCAATGGGCGGACAGAACATGTGTGATGTACACTTGGTGCTTCGCAGACTGGTAGCCTTACGCTATGATAATTTACTTCAAGAAGGCCGGCATGATTGGATGCACTTCTTGGGTACATCCAAGCTGGAGTGGGCTGTTTTATTAACTGTAATTCAAAGGGCCGTAAGAAAATATGTCAATCCGCAATTCACAATCTCGTTTGACTGTGCCAGTCCATTCCTTGCAACAGCAAACGGACAGGTCTACTTTGAAAATGTCTTTGAACACGACTCCAAGTGGTCGTATCGCATGGCTCCTTCGGCCGACGACAAAAAATATTCCACAGACACACGCAAGTGGGGAACAGGCGTAGTAGCAGACGGCATCTATCCACGCTGGGAAGATTCACCAATCAGTGATCTGCTCAAGATGAAAGATATTTGCATCTACAAGCCCGGCGATCTAAATAAGATTGGCAAAGAAGGCAAGACATCCTGGGATTCATTCTCATATGCATTGCTGATGGGGCATAATGTTTGGATGCACTTGACTGCGGTACAAGAAGCCAATCGACGTTTTGATGCTGGAGAACATCCTGCTATGATGCGCCGAAGTACTGGTGACTATGCCAAGTTTGAAGACATTGTGGAAGCAATCTTTGCGGCACCAGATCGAGAGACTGCTGACGCTATTATCGAAGCATATGACACATATTGGATGGAGATTGTGGGCACACGAGGGTTCAAAGGCAAGAAAACCAAAAACGCTCGCACACAATTCAATGCATTGTTTGAATTCGAAGAAACTGAGACTGTACAACCAAATGATGATAGTGTACAATTAGACACATCAGCATTAGATCAATTAGAGCATGAACAGACCTAAACACGAAAATGTCGACTTTTTTGTAGGCACCGAAGTAGAACGTACACCAGCATTTGGCAAGAGAACTTTGTTTGTTGTGGGTATCCAGCCCTTGACAGAAATTGTTAGACTACTAGCCGAAAACAATTCGTACACAGACAAATCCAAGCACATCGAGCACATCTTCTTTGGTGCCAATCACAGTTTTCATCCTGCCAACAGACTAGAGTGGCAACGTTGGGAAAGCATGATTGAACCATTCCTAGGTGATGGTCACCTGTGTAGTCTGGACATTCCTGTCACTCATGTGGAAGAGTTTAACGACGGCCCACTGTGTGATTACAGAAACTTTATTCCACAGATTCGAGTAAGCATACCGTATACAAAGCTGTGGAATTATAATACAATGTTAAAAATAGATGACAAAGACTTTGACGCTACAAATCCCGGCGTTTGGTGTCACAGTCTACACAGCCTAATGAGTCGAAGAACATTTACATCGTGGGATGATTACCGTGAGGATTCCACCGTCTAATGGCAACATATCCAGCAATCCTGGGCGCCAAGTCCAGTTCCAAACGGCATAAGATGAATCAAATCTATGGCAACTCTACTACCTCAGTAACGCCAGTAAGAAAACAACAAACAAAAGGACCCAATATGTTTAAAAGAATGATCAGAGGTTTGATCACCTGGGGCATGACTGATCGTCATGAAGAAGATATCTGTATTCAAGAAAAAGACGAAGTTAGAATCAGTGCCAACGGTATTAGATTTGAAGTGTATCGTGCCAATGGCGGCACAGTGATTGAAACTCGTCGCAATGATCGCCGCACAGGTGACAGTGTGTATGAATTGCATGTGATTGCTGGAGACCAAGACATTGGTGCAGAGATTGGAAAAATTATAACCTTGGAGGCACTAAAATCATGAACCAACGAGATCAAGCACTAACAGAACAGCGTGAGCGAATCATGAGCCAGGCGGAACGTAAAATTTGGGTCACGTTCCGTAAAGAAGGCATCCATTGTTATCCTGCGGCGGCCACTGATACTGCCCTGGCCACCGGAGACGAATATGATGTGAGTTTTCTTGGCACCCCACATCGTCATATATTTCACTTTAGAGTGTGGATTGATGTAATTCATAACGATCGTGACATTGAGTTTATTCAATTCAAACGTTGGTTAGAAAATTTGTACAAGGACGGCATCCTGCAACTTGATCACAAAAGTTGTGAAATGATGGCTGATGACTTGTACACAGAAATTGCTGGTCGGTATCCTGACCGTGCAGTGTGGATTGAGGTCTCCGAAGATGGTGAGAACGGTGCCTTAATCAAGTATGAACTTTCTCGCCCTAGTCTGTCAATTAAAATTTAAGGAAATAAAATGGCCAAGCCATCGTTCAAACCCAATCCCCGTGTTGCTGAGATCTTCAACGATCTTGAAGTGTTCTTGGAGTTTTGTCAAGACTACGGGTATCGTTACAACGAGTCGGACCTGTATAACTTCAAGAGTTATGCATGGCAACAGTTTAACAAATGGCATCAAGGTAAGAATGCCAAGAACATGTGGAGTGAAGACGCTCGTCGCCTATCCACTAGATTTTAAAAGGAAAATACAATGAAAACATTAATTGTCGTTCTGGCCTTAGTTGCCAACACAGCATTTGCCGATGATGCGTTGCTGAAGAAAAACAACTGTATGGCCTGCCATGCTGTGGACAAAAAAATAGTTGGGCCAGCATACAAAGATGTTGCTGCCAAATACCGTGGACAAGCAGATGCTGTAGATAAAATTGCCAAGAAGATTCGAGCCGGTGGTGCAGGAGTATGGGGTCAGGTACCCATGCCGGGAGAGCTACGAAGCCCGTTACACACTACAACTAACAGAGTGGAACCGACGTGTGTTTGACCGCAGAGGTCTTGACGTTGTTTATGTCCCAGGTACCACTATTGACAACACACAAGCCATCTCAGTAGGACAAGTACTAGACGCACATGGTCGCAGTTACTTTGGCATGAGCCAGATGATGAACTTGGTTCAGCTCATGAAAAACGGTGAAGTCACAGGCGAGGATGTTGTTTACTTTGAAGACATGTTCCAACCTGGCATTGAGTCATTACCTTATATCATGGATCAGATTCCTGCAGAACAACGCCCACAGGTATGGGTACGTTGCTTGGCACAGGCCATCGATCCTGATGACTTTGTACATGTCTGGGGCATGGCAGGATGGATGAGCACTTATGAAAAAATGGTCAATCACTTTGTTACAGGAGTCCTTGCTACTAACGAGGAGATGGTTGCCCATATGCGAATCGCTGGTTGGACTGCTCCGATCTACAACATTTCCGGCCTTGCATTTGGAAAAGAAGAAGTTCTTGAACGCATTGGCGGCCAAGAAAAAATCCAACCGTTTAATAGCCGTCCCCGGAGGGTGGGTTTTGCAGCTCGATTCGATCAAGAGAAACAACCGGGCTTCTTTATGGACCTCATTGAAATGTATGGCGAACTCACCAGCGAACCGTGTGAGTTTGCAATATACAGTGGCGGACCTTTGCGATCCAACAATCCAGAGTATATTGAACGTGCCCGCCGTATGGAGGCACAAGGCAAACTCAAAATCTACGACAACATAAGCAAGAATGAATACTATGCTCATCTCAACAACACTCGTGTGTTGTTTAATTGTGCTTTACAAGATTGGGTTTCAAACACCGTATCAGAGGCCGATACTCTTGGATGTAATGTATTGTATCCAGCGTACCGTTCGTTCCCTGAAACCTTTGCTAATGACCCCAACCGTCTTTACGTACCATGGAGCATAGACGATGCCTATCACAAAATGTGTAATCTTTTGCAGACTCCTCATCACAACATGGGGCTTATTAGTGATTGGAACAATGGGACTGTTGATCGGATTATTGATATTATTACCGGTCAAGGTACTCAGTGGGATCGTTCGGGCCCTCGCTACCGAGATCATGTGCCGCATGAAAAATATCAAGTGGTCAAAATAGAAAAATGAGTGTGGTAATTGTCACCGGCTCAGCCGGATACATTGGAGGACAAACTGCCCTGTTGTTGAAAGACACAGGGCACGAAGTCTACGGTATCGACCGCAGACAACCACCAAGTCATTTACAAGGCGTTTGTGATAAGTTTTTGTTCCAAGACTTTGCCAGCGATGTGGCACTGAGCTGGATTATCAGCAAACAACCCAATGCTATCATTCACTGCGCTGGCACTAGCCTTGTTGGGCCAAGTATGCAGGATCCTAGCGAATACTACAATAACAATGTGGTTAAAACTCTAAAGTTGTTGGATGTGGTTCGACGTAGTTTGCCACGTTGTAGAGTTATTTTTAGTTCCAGTGCAGCCACATACGGTGAGCCTATCTTAGGGTCTTGCAACGAAGTTGATCCTTGCTTGCCTGTAAGTCCATACGGCGAAAGCAAACTCATGATCGACATGATCTTAGAAAGCTATCGCAAGGCATATAATCTTGACTATGTTAGTTTTCGTTACTTCAACGCCTGCGGTGCTGATCCTAAGGGCCGCCATGGACAAGAGCCCGATGCCACACACTTGATTGCACGTTTTTTGGAAGCCACAAGAGATGACGGAACCTTCAACATATACGGGGTCAATTACCCCACACTGGACGGAACTTGTGTTCGCGATTATGTGCATGTGGATGATATTGCAAGGGCTCACGCCTTGGCTCTGTATTATAAGATTCCTGCGGGTATCTATAACCTTGGATCAAATTCAGGAACCAGTGTTAAACAGGTAATAGAACGTGCAATAGCCGTTACTGGCAAAACACCTGACATTCAGTATGGTGAGGTAAGACCAGGAGATCCACCCATGCTTACCGCAAACCCTGCCAAGTTTGATATGTTGGCAGGTGCATGGAGACATCATGATCTAGATGCAATGATACAACACGCATGGAATTGGTATGTTCGAAAAAATCAAACAGTTTGAAGACGCTCTAGCAAAGTTTACTGGAGCCCCGTATGCTGTCATGACCGATTGTTGCACACATGCTATCGAGCTGTGTTTACGGTATGATAGGATCAAGGAGTGTAGTTTTACCCCATACACTTATTTGAGCATTCCAATGACCATGCACAAATTAGGAATCAAGTATGATTACTTTCCTGACTCTTTGCCACACAGACAACAATGGATCGGTGAATACAAGTTCGAAGGCACTCGTATTTGGGATAGTGCTCGTAAACTTCAGCCCAATATGTATCGTCCCGGAACCATGCAATGTTTGAGTTTTGGGCATGACAAGCCTTTACATATAGGCCGTGGTGGTGCTATAATACTAGATGACCGAGCGGCATATGATGCAATTATTTGTATGCGGTATGACGGTCGTGATCTAAATATCAAACCCTGGGTAGGACAACGAGAATTCAGAGTTGGCTATCACTACAAGCCCACTCCAGAAGAAGCAGTTCAAATGACAGATAACAAAGAAACAGCACTAGACGCAATGGCCGGCGATGGCGGTTACGGACTAGGCAAAGTTTGCGATCACCTTCGCTTTAAATTCAAACGTGACGGAAAAAGATTCTGGGCTGGCGATAATGTTAGCGAGTATATTGACGACGCAATGAAAGAGCAACTGATCGACGAAGCCACTACAGCGTTTGAAGGTGTACTAGATGCATTATTGATTGACAGAGAAAATGATCCAAACTCCAAAGGCACAGCAAGGCGTCTTGCTAAAATGTACTTCAACGAAATCATGTCTGGCCGTTATGAGACGAGCCCTAATGCTACGGCTTTCCCGAACGATACGGACGGAGCATACGACGGTATGCTTGTGGTGCGTTCAGAGCTTAAGAGCATGTGTAGCCACCATCACCAACCTGTTGCGGGTGTGGCTTATATTGGAATCATTGCTGGCCCCAAACTCATTGGTCTATCCAAATACACTCGCATTGCCCAGTGGTGTGCCCGACGTGGGACTCTCCAAGAAGAACTATGTATGGATATTGCTAGGGAAATTGAACTGGCAACCGGGACCAAGGATGTCGCAGTTTATATACAGGCTACCCATGGATGTTGTGAGAATCGGGGTATTATGGCTCATAGTAGTCTTACCCAGACAACGGTATTACGCGGGGCTTTTAAAACAGACCAAAGCGTGAAGAAAGAATTCTTCGACAACATCAAACTACAACAGGACTTTGCACCAAGATGATCAAATACGCAACTCTACAGGCCGCACAAGAAGGCAAGGTGGCACCCTGGGATCTAGAAGTTCCTGCACTCAGTACTCAACATGTGACGGTGTTCCAAGATCGTTTTCCAGTAACCAAAGGTCATTTGTTGTTTGTTCCACGCAACAACACAGACGAAGGCATTGTTGTTTGCCTAGGCACAGCACTGATTACCGGTCAACAAATGGTTGCTCGTGGTGAGTGCGATGCATTTAACATTGGGCTAAACATGGGTCCTGCTGCTGGTCAGACAGTGATGTATCCACATGTACATTTGATTCCACGCAAGCAAGGTGATTGCTTGGATCCTGTTGGTGGAGTAAGAGGGGTAATTGCCGGCCAGGCCAATTACAAAACTGAAACTTATCAACAACCCAAATAGTTAATAAATATTCTTTTACAGCGGCCTTTGGCGTTCATCCCGCTATACAAACTCTGCCAGCCTATGCTAACATTAACATAGGAGAAACAGCATGACACCAGTAGTTTACAAATATACCTCAACCAAAGAGTACCACGACGCATTTCCGTGTGCGTACAGACAGTGGAGGGCAGACAGTCATTGTAATTTGATACATGGATATTCATTCAGTATGAAATTCTACTTTGGAACCAATGACTTGGATGTGCGCAATTGGGCCGCTGACTACGGCGGACTCAAAGAACTAAAGAAAACCCTAGAAGACCAGTTTGACCATACCTTGATTGTGGCCGCCGATGATCCTGAGATGGCAACATTCAAACTGTTACAAGAGCGGAACATGGCCAAGATTGTTGTGTTACCCAAGCTAGGCTGTGAGGGCCTCAGCGATATGCTGTACAAGTATGTGAATGGCGTATACATTCCTGAGATGTGGGGACCGGGTGAAGCCGCACGTTTGTGGTGCTATAGAGTGGAAGTACGTGAAACACAGGCTAACATGGCGTTCCGTGAAGGTCATCGTGAATGGAATGAGGATTTGTTTGCATAATGGAGATGTCAATGAAAGAACATGAATATGGTATTGCCATGCTATTGGCCACTCGTGGCCGAACAGAGAGCCTGGGTCGCAGTATACGCAGTTTGGTAGAGTTGGCCGACGACATTAGTCGTGTGCAAATCATGTTTGCTTTTGACAATGATGATGACATAGGTTTCAAGTACTTTGTTAACGAACTGCAACCTTGGATGGACGAGCGTGACATCAGTTACACTGCCATGAAGTTTGAACGCATGGGCTATGTGAACTTACACAAGTACAACAACGCCATGGCCAAACAAACCGACAGTGATTGGTTGGTGATCTGGAACGACGATGCTGTGATGCAAAGTCAAGGCTGGGATACTACTATACTCAGTTATACAGGGCAATTTAAGTTGTTGAGTTTCTGTACTCATCGCATGCATCCTTATTCAATCTTTCCCATAGTACCTCGAACATGGTATGACCTGCTGGGCTATATCAGCCCACACCCCACACAAGATGGCTGGGTAAGTCAGCAGGCATACATGCTGGACATCTATCAGCGAATCAATGTGGATGTGTTGCATGATCGATTTGACTTGACTGGTAACAACAACGACGACATCTATGCCAATCGTCCCATGCTAGAAGGTAAACCCGATGACCCCAGAGATTTTCACAGCAGAGAAATGATAGATCTACGGCATCGAGACTGTGCAAAATTAGCCATGCACATGCGCAAGCAAGGTGCCAGTACTGAATTCTTTGAAAATATTTTTAAAGGCACACAAGATCCCTGGCAAAAACTGGCCGAAAATGACATCAACAGTCAGATGGTACAGTTTGCGAATCCGCATGCTGTCAAGGCTTAAATACTGTATGAAACATACCATTGCCTTTGTGCAACCCAATTTTCAGCAAGGGCCCAAAGAATTCAACGCCTATTATCTGCCGTACTCTGCAGGTGTAGTATGGAGTTATAGTCTAGCTGACCCGGCCATACGTGAACGTTTTGAAGCCACTGACTGGATCTGGCGCCGTGATGCGCTGGAACCTGTGGCACAACGACTGGCAATCAATAGCATTGTGACTTTTAGTACCTATGTATGGAATCACCGCTATAACTATGCCCTGGCCCGTCGTATCAAAGAAATCAATCCCAAAGTATTGACTGTGTTTGGTGGGCCAGAACCTGCAATAACTGATCCAGATCTGTTTCGTAAAGAACCTTTTATGGATCTGGTGATCTGCTACGAAGGTGAAATCACATTCAAGCGAGTGCTGGAACATTTTGAAACTGGTGACTGGGAATCAGTTCCGGGCCTGTTGATCAATCGCAACGGTGAGGCTGTGAAAACACAAGACGCTGAACGTATTGAAAGTCTTGAACAAGTGGCCAGTCCTTACCTGTCGGGCATATTTGATAAAATGATGGCAGACCACCCCGAAGTAACCTGGCAAGGCACCCTGGAAACCAATCGTGGGTGTCCGTTTGCTTGTACTTTTTGTGACTGGGGTAGCCTGACCTACAACAAAGTCAAGCAATTTGAACTCACCCGAGTGTTTCACGAACTTGAATGGATGGCCGAACGCAACTTTGATTGGATCTCAATCACTGATGCCAACTTTGGCATGTTCCCCGAACGTGATGGCATGATTGCCGACAAGATCATTGAGATGCAAGAAAAGTATGGATCACCGCGCACCTTCTCTGTGGCCTGGGCCAAGAACCAAAAAAAGGAAGTAATTGACATTGTGAAGAAACTGCTGGATGCTCGAGGCTTCAATCAGGGTCTCACACTGAGTGTACAGAGCTTGGACTTGGATGTGTTGGAAAACATTCGTCGCAAGAACATGGAGATGAACAAACTCAACGAAGTGTTTGAACTGTGTGATCAACGCAACATTCCAGCCTATACCGAACTGATCCTGGGCCTGCCTGGCGAAACTCTAGAATCCTGGAAGAAAAACTTCTATGCCTTGTATGATCTAAATCAACACACAGGTATCACTGTGTTCCAGGCACAGTTGTTGGAAAATGCCGAAATGAACTTGCTACAGAAAAAACTGTTCAAGATCACCAGTCAGCCTGTGACAGATTACTTTGCTGGCTCATACAGTGTAGAGCATATAGAAGAAAGTATTGACGTAATAACAGGCACAAAAGACATGCCCACGCCTGTGATGTTGGATGCACAGATTTTTTCATGGTTTCAAACTACCATGCACATCAATGGCTTTGCTACCATCGTGGCCAGATTTATCAACAAGTATCTAGGCATCAGTTACCACGATTACTACGAAGATCTGTTTGAATATGCCATGACTCATGAATGGTTGAAGAAAGAAGCAGACGAAGCCAGAACATATTTTTCTAACTGGATGAATACTGGCAAGATCAATCATCCCAAGATTGGTGTGGAGATTCATGGTTGGAACATTATACATCGTACCTCAATGAACATGCACCAAGAAGACCGTGTGGACGACTTGTATGATTTCTTGGAAACTTTCTTAGAACGTTATATGTTGCCAGCAGACCTCCTGGCCAGCCTCATGCGTCTTCAACGAAATTACTACATCAAGTATGATGACAGAAATGCCTATCCCATGAATTTGACTCTGGACTATAACATTTGGGAATACTTGAGTTTCAATCGACCCTTGGTCAACGAACCCACAGTGTATCGGCTGGATTTCCCCGAAGACAAAACCATGAGTCTAAATAGATTTTTAGAGTTGTTTTATTTTGCTCGACGTCGCAACTTTGGCAAAGCCACAGTTGATTTGGTGGGTGCAGTTGACAGCAAGGCAACTCAGCGTGGTAAGGGCGCTGCCAAGGCACAAGGCTCGTTCTCTGTAAAACAACTAGCGGCATAATGCGCCGACTGTTTACATTTGGCTGTAGTTTTACAAACTACCGCTGGAGTACCTGGGCCGATTGCCTTGCCCCAGAATTTGATTATTTTGAAAACTGGGCGCAAAGTGGCGCAGGCAATGAGTTTATATTCAATAGTGTAATGGAAACGGATCAGCGTAATAAATTTGACTCTGATGATACAGTGATTGTATGTTGGACTAGTGCCACTCGTGAAGATAGATATGTAGACGGTCGCTGGCACACACTGGGCAACATGTTTACGTGCCCAATCTACAATAAAGAATATCTTGAAACTCACGTTGACGAACGCGGATTACTGATAAAAACGTTGGCCTACATCAAAGCAGTGAAAACACTATTAGAAAATCGAAAAACACAGTGGAGATTTTTGTCCATGGACACTATTGATTCTCTAAATATCTATCAAGATATTGTAGACTCTATCCTGCCCAGTTACAAGGCTGTACTGTTTCCCAACAGTTGGCCCAACAGAGATGGTGATCCGCATCCTAGTCCAGCAGAGCATTTGGCCTATTTAGATGCAGTATTGCCGGGCTGGGTGACAAAACAATCTACTCGTGTTATAATGCATGAAGAAAGTATCAATCTAAATAAAGATCCCCGCAAGTCGGGCATGACAAAGGTAACAAGACTATGAAATTCAAAGTAAGTGAACTATTTTATTCAGCACAAGGCGAAGGTCGTTATGTGGGCGTACCAAGTATTTTCTTGCGTATGTTTGGCTGTAACTTTACCTGCTCAGGTTTTGGATGCAAGCCCGGGGAGAAGAGCCCCGAAGCAGACGAAGTGGCAAAGAGTGTACACTTGTACAAAACGTTTGAAGAGCTTCCGCTTGTTAGCACTGGATGTGATTCTTATGCAAGCTGGCATCCAGACTTCAAACACCTAAGCCCAACATACACAGCAGATGAGCTTGTGGACAAGATGGCGGCGCTATTGCCACATGGTAACTGGCAACAGCCAAACGGCAACCCAGCACGAGCGTGGATTGCGTCATATTACATTTGAGACCAATGGTACCCAAGAACTACATCGTGATTTCAAAACATATCTCAACAACTGGCTTGGTGAGATTGTGTTCTCAGTAAGTCCCAAACTCACGTTAAGTGGAGAGAAGTATGAAGATGCTATCAAACCCGACATCATTTGGGACTACGAAACCTATGGTATTACCTATCTAAAATTTGTTGTGGGTCACATTGATGACTTTGCAGAACTTGATGTAGTTGTAGACGACTATCGCAATCGCGGCTTTAGCGGGCCAGTATTTGTGATGCCATTGGGTGGTGTTGTCAGTGTTTATGATGGCACACGTATACACGTAGCAGACGAAGCACTCAAGCGTGGTTATTGGTATACTCCAAGGTTACACGTTGACCTTTGGGGCAACGGATGGGGGAAGTAAATGTTTGATTGGTTCAAGAAAAAGCCACCAGCAGTAGCACCTGCGCCCCGAGAGCCAAAGGTCAAGGCACCAGTCAAGACTGAAAAAGAGCTTGCCACAGAAAAGAACGAACCATACGTGGCAATGGTACGTATGGACATTGATCCTGACAACCTGCACCAAGGTGCGTTTGAACTTGACTGGAATGAGATCTTTGTAGCTCGATTGGTCAAAGCCGGTTACATGATGAAACCCAATGATGTTGATGCCGACATTGTGGATCGTTGGTTCCAAAATGTGTGTAGACATGTGGTAATGGAAACCTGGGAACAAGAACAGGCCATGATCAAAGGTGTTGGACAATATGTCAGCACTAGAGACATAGGCGGCGGAAGAACCGAAGTGTCATGATATTCAATCACATCAAACAACTCAAACAAGACGGGAAGAAAATTGGTATCACTTTTTCAACCTTTGACATGCTCCACGCAGGTCACATTGCCATGCTATCGGAAGCCAAGAATCACTGTGACTACCTGATCTGTGGGCTCCAAACAGACCCAACTATCGATAGACCTGACACTAAAAATCGTCCTATACAAAGTATTGTGGAGCGACAAATACAGTTAGCTGCATGCCGTTATGTTGATGAAGTTGTTGTGTATCAAACCGAACAGGATCTTGTTGACTTGTTGCTGATCCTGCCAGTTGATGTTCGTGTGCTAGGTGTGGAATATCAACACAAAAACTTCTCTGGCTATGAGGAGTGCGGCATGCGTGGTATTGAATTGGTGTTCAATGGCAGAGATCACTCGTTCTCCAGTTCAAGTCTGCGCAAACGTGTGGTTGCCGCAGAGACTGAAAAAGTACTACTACAAAAATGATTTTGTATGTTAACGGCTGTAGCCATACCGCCGCTTGCGATGCCAATGTAGAACATGCCTGGGCCGAAGATGATCCAGACTATTATGGTTGGGGGCAAGTTCCTCATCCTGAAAACTTAAAAGTCAGTTGGGGTAAGAAACTGTCAGAAATGTTGGGTGCTACAGAATTTTATTGTGATGCCCAAAGCGGCGGTAGTAATCCAAGAATCATACGAACCACCCGTGAGTGGATCAAAAACAATCCTGATAAACTGGCCAACACGTTCATGGTCATACAATGGACCACGTGGGAACGCGAAGAATGGTTCCATACAGAGTCCAACTACTGGTATCAAGTCAATGCCAGTGGTATTGATATGGTTCCACCAGAATGGCAAGACCGCTACAAACAGTACGTGACTGAAGTTGATTGGCATCAAAAAACACAACAGGCTCATCAAGCTATTTGGGAGTTGCATTGTGAACTAAAAGCGCAAGGTATTAAGCATTTGTTCTTTAGCGGGTACAGTACATTCAGTGACATTCAGGATCAAAAGGATTGGGAAGTGGACTATATTGATCCATACCTTCGAAGTTCTAGTTACAATGCTGTGTTAGAAAACAACGGATTTGAGCATACTAGACCGTTTGGATACCATTTTGGTAAGGAAGCCCATTGCTTTTGGGCAAAACATGTGTTACAATACATGCTCAACCACCAAATTGTGAGTGCAGATGAAATACCTACTGATTGATACAGCCAACATGTTCTTCCGTGCCCGACACTCAGCACACCGTGCCAGTGACACATGGACTAAACTGGGCTTTGCCCTGCATGTTACCATAATGGCCGCTAACAAAGTGGCCCGGCGTTTTCAAGCAGATCATGTGGTGTTTGCACTAGAAGGGCGCTCGTGGCGCAAAGATTTCTACGAACCCTACAAGAAAAACCGTGCTGTGGCACGTGGGGCAATGACCGAAACAGAAGCAGAAGAAGACCGACTGTTCTGGGAAACGTACGACGAGCTGACTAAATACTTGTCTACAAAAACAAATTGTAGTGTGATCCGTTGTGCCACTGCTGAAGCAGATGATATCATAGCACGTTGGATTGCACTGCACCCCCAAGATGAACACACCATTGTAAGTTCAGACACTGACTTTGTGCAGTTGCTGGCCGCCAACGTCACACAATACAATGGTATCACAGATGAACTACTAACCTTGGAGGGCATATTCGATGCTAAAGGTAACCGTGTCAATGATAAGAAAACTAAACAGCCAAAAACGATCCCGGATCCAGCCTGGTTGCTATTTGAGAAGTGTATGCGTGGCGACACCTCAGACAACGTATTCAGTGCGTATCCTGGAGTACGTGAGAAAGGCACAAAGAATAAAGTTGGTCTCCGTGAGGCCTTTGGAGACAGAGACAAGCGCGGATACAATTGGAACAATCTGATGTTGCAACGTTGGACCGACCACAATGGCGCAGAACATCGTGTGTTGGATGACTACGAACGTAACTGTACCTTGATTGACCTCACAGCGCAACCTGCAGATGTCAAAGCCACTGTGGATGGTTGCATCCGTGAACAGATTAGTCATAAAGACGTTGGTCAAGTTGGAGTTCACTTCATGCGGTTTTGTGGCAAGTACGAGTTGACCAAACTCAGTGACAGTGCAGATCAAGTCAGTCGTTGGCTTAACGAAACATACAAAGGAGTATTGGATGATATTAGCTAAACCTGTAGTAGAGAATCAGTATTGGATACTCAAGAAGAACAATCGCAAGATTGGTCAACTTGAAGTGGCTGAGAACGGTAACTGTATCATAAAAATTCATGACAATGTTGTGAGTTACAAAACAGTCAAAATGGCTCGAGAGGCTGTGAACATTGAGTTTGAGCCACCAGAAAAAGCCACACCTACGCCGGAAAACATAGTGTATGGTCACGACGTAGAAGGCACGGTATACAATCCCTTGTGGGACGTCAAACGCCGGTTGCCTTTGTTCACTAGAGACACAAAATCCAAGTCATGGTTTGCGGCTGGTTGGTATCGAGTGCGGCAACATCGCAAGTGGAAAATTGTTCAGCACCCTAAACTAATCTCCTTGGAGCGTTATGAGTATCAGGGTCCGTTTTTTAGTAAAGAAGAAGCAAATGTCAAACCCGTTTAGAGATCAAGAAAAATTCATGCAAGCCTGCGATCAATCTGTAGGCGAGTTCAACGAGGCACAATATCAATTGTATTGCAATCTCATCTCAGAAGAGTTCAATGAATTGGTGGCCAGTAAAACCAAGGTAGACGACCTTGATGCCTTGATTGATATTTTGGTTGTGACCATTGGTGCCATTCACAGTCTTGGTGTTGACGCAGAAGGTGCATGGAAAGAAGTCATGCGTACTAACTTTGCCAAGATTGATCGAGACACAGGTAAGGTTCGAAAACGTGAAGATGGCAAGGTCTTAAAACCACAGGGTTGGACACCACCTGAGTTGGCGCCGTTTGTAAAATGAGCTTGCATATCAACCGTTTTGTTGATTCTATCAAAGCCGCAGAAAGTCGCGGTCAGCGAGATCTAACAATATCATTGCGTGATGCCAAAGACCTGCACGGAGATATTACCAAATTGTTGTTGACGCTTGAAGGCATGCGTAATCTAAAACCCACAGCAAAAGAAGAAACTGTTACAGTGGAATTGAGTGGTGGCACTTTCAAAAGCACGTAGTTATTGAGATAAATAAACTACGGAGATAATGATGTCAAGACCCAAGCCAAATGTGTTGATTGAACACACTGACAAAGCAACTTACAAGACCGAGCAAGTATTAGCGTCGGAAGGAGTTTGGGCGGTTTTTTATGACAACAAACCCATCAACTTAAAAACGTCAAACATGCTCACACAGTATCCGGGGCCCAAGTACAAAAAGGTTTCATTCTCCAATCCCGGGCATGCCAAGAATCTGGCACGTAAACTCAACACACAATTCAAGACCGACAAGTTCACAGTTGTACTCTTGACGCAGGGGGCGCAAGTATACCCCGATGCCAAGTAAACAACAACTGACTCAAGTATTGGTCGCTCAGTCGGATCTATGGACCGTGGAAGAAGCCATGACGGAATGGTGGCAAACTCCCGACGGTGGTTGGCGACTTACCTCTGTTGGTTTTGAAGCATTTGAACAATACAAAATTGAGCACTGGGATTTTGAAACAGAAGTTGCTGTTCATGCTGTGCCCAGAATACTGTTGATGCTGGATCGTAAACTCACTGGCCCTTACTATATCAAAGTCAGTAAGCGTCCCAAACTATGCTTTTTTGCCAGCCGGGAAGCAGTCATGTATGCCCTGTATAATGATGTCAACCGTTTTGTGGCAAGTTTACAACGGTATTGAGCAAAAAAACAACACTTTTGTAACCCTAAAAAGTAGTACTTTTGTAGTACTACATTTCGGTTGACCAAAAATGCTCTTTTTGCTATAATACTTGTATGGAACTTAAAAAGCAATCACGCAAAAAACGAGTGGACCGTACCCACATTGTTTACTTCATCCAAATTGGCCTGGAGTA